GTTCTGCGTTCAATAGTTCAGCTTCACTTGCGTTAAGTTTTTCTAATACAGTTATCAACTCCTGTTGGCTACTATTAGCTATGCCTTCTGCACCTCCAGCAGCAATTGCAGCTATTTCAGATGGAGTAGCCAATCCGCCTTCTATAGATACGTTTTTGAATATTGCATTTGCATATGCTGCGTCATTGTATATTGCAGAACTAACATCTAAAATACTGCCTACTGTATTGGCAATCGTATTTCCTATTTCTTCGCCGCCTGGCAGGTTTGCACTGACCGTGTTTAATGCTTCTGTTAATACTTGTTCTAGCGCAGGCAATCCAGCACCTTGGGCTTCTTTGACCAATTCTCGTAGCTCTGTTTGCAAACCTATTGTTGTCTGAATAGAATTGTTTGCATCATCTGCTACCCGATCTAATTGCATATCCTCTATTTGACTTAACAAATATTCTATAGCAGGATCTGAGGTATCAACGCCAAGCTGCTCCATGGTTGCTGTTATCCTGTTACGGAAGGCAAGATTTTCCTCAAGAGCCTGCGCTGATACATCTGCTATTGGGCCTGCGACTCCTCTAAGTTGTGCTTGAAGTGCAAAATCTCGTTCTGTTGTTCTAGCTGTTAACTGACCCATTGCCCTTGATATATCGCCTGTCGAGGCAGTGCCAGCTTTAATTTCATCTGCAAGTGCTTGAAGTGTTCCAAACTCATCGCCTAATGCTGCCGCCAATGCTTTTGTTGTTTCGTCAGTTGGAGTGCCCCTTACAACTAAATCAGTTAACAAGTTGCCAAAATTCTGTCCAAGATTATCATCTAAGGCGCCAGCAGCCGCAACTAGTTGCGCTTGTGCTTCGGTTCCAGCAGTGATACCAAACGCTTGAATATCTCCTTGGCGATTTCGTGTAATTTGAGCTTCAAGCAGTGAGTCTCTACTTTCGCCAGTTAGTTGAGCAATTGTATCTATACCCACTACCATTTGTTCAAAAGCTGCAAGTTGCGTAGCATCGTTCAGTGCTTGGCGTGGATCAACTTTGTTAATCTCCGCAAATGCAAGCAAAGATTCGTTGATATCAGAAACTGACAATCCTAATCTTCTTAGATTGCGTCCTACATCACTGTCAACTGATAGAACTTTATTAGCAACTTCTCTAAATGCTGTGATACTTTGATCAACTGTTCCGCCAAATGCTGCTAATCCGATATTGTTTTTTTGGAAAAGCTCTATCATTTCTTCAACAGTGATACCTAGATCAGCAGCAGCACTTTTTATTTCGGTCATTTCTGCGCCAAATGTTGCACCAATGCCCGATAGAGTTTGATATTCAGCTAAATTAGCTTCTGCAAACTGTGTTAAACCTTGTATTGCACCTCCCATTTCTTTTAGTAATGGAGTATTGATGCTCAATGCTTTAGAATATGATGATAAATCTTGACTACCAGATAACAATTCTCCTGATAACCCAACAGCAGATTTTCCAAGGTCACCAAAAGCTCCGGCAACTAATCTACTTACATCACCTAATATACCTGTTGCATTTTCTTCAGCCAAAACTTAATCCTCTTGCTTTTTTTGCCCATAAATATGGATATATAACTATTTACCTATAGGATGCTCTCATGGAAAACGAAATTAGTCCTCTCAAAAAATATAGAAGACAACCTAAAATTTATGCAAATTTACCCAGTGGTGGTCGATACTATAACGATAACATTGTTGCCAACCAAGCATACACAGAAATGCCTGTGTTCAGTATGACAGCAAATGACGAAATACTTTTCAAAACTCCAGATGCACTGATCAACGGACAAGCGACTGCACAAAACATTAGAAGTTGTATACCTGGTATATTAGATCCTATGCAACTGGTCACACTAGACATAGACTATATCTTACTTGCAATTAGAATGGCATCCTATGGACCAAACCTAACTGTTAATGCACCTTGTTCTCATTGCAAAGAAGAAAATCAATATGATATTGAAATACAGGGCTTGTTAGATTATTTTTCAAATTTGATCTATGAAGATCAAATTGTTATCAACGGATTTACTTTTACATTACGTCCTTTAACTTACAAACAGTATACAGAATTCCAGCAACAGAACATTGCACTTGCTAGAGCTATTCAAATTCAAGCAGTTAAAATGGAAGAAGAAGATAGAAAAAAATTTACAAACGATACACTTTTGCAAATTGCAACTATCGGTGTTCAAGCAGTGTTACAAATGATATACAGCATTACAGTAGATGGAGTTGAAGAAACCAATAAACAAGAAATCAAAGAATTTTTAGACGACAACGATATTTCAATGTTTAACAAAATAAAACAACATGTCGAATCTCAAGTTGCCAATTGGCGTATTCCAAATCAACAGGTTATGTGTGAGCATTGTAGTAAAGAAAATTCAGTTGCAGTAAGGGTGGACCAAACAGATTTTTTCGTCAAAGGCTAGTGTCTCTTGACGATAACGAGATTAAGACACTAGCCGATGACTTTGAAAATGAAATAAAAGGTATCAAGGATACGGCTTACAGAGTGTCTTGGCACATGCGTGGCGGCGTTAGCGTAGAACAGTTTCTATACGAAATGGATATAGAAGATCGAGAAATTATTCAAAAAATAATCAAAGAAAATATTGAAAATACCAAAACAGCCAGAATGCCGTTGGTTTAAGAAACTTCAGGATCAGCTGTAGCAGTTTGTGGCTCTATGCCATCTTTTTCGTTTGCTTCCGATCCAAGATCTATTTCGCCAGGTTGTTCATTGTCAGTGTTTTGAGTAAAGGTAATGTTGAACATTTCAGAAAATTTAGATTGCATTAATCTTCTGCGATCTCCAACTGCTATAAACGGAACTGCCATAACTTTTTGTGGAGGATAAATTACATTTTGGAAAGCTAATTTAGCCCATTCGGTGCTGGCATATATTTGAGGATTTTTTTGATCTTTGCTTGCAGAATATTCCCAGCCGCCGTCTCTAAGCAGTTGATCAAATCCCAAATCAAACTCTCCTAACGCACCACTTAACGAATTTAAGGCAAGTCCTGTAACTCCCGCAATACCGCCTGTGATTGCACGGGCAATTATATTGTCTAGGAAGCCGGCTATCCATTCTGCAAGTATACGCTGATTTGCAGGTCTTGTAAGCCACCATTGAACTAAAAAGAATGCTGTCTCTCTTGCTGCCAGCATGGCTATTGCTCCAGGTAATCCAACACCGGTTCCGGCCATCACGCCTGCCCAAACATTAGAAATAGTCCTTGCCATGGTTAAGAACATGCGTATTCTTCTTACGCCTTTGAACATGGTCAAGCAAAGTGCGGATATCTGTGCTCCAAGTGCTGCTTGACTAGACAATATCAAATCATCTACTTCTTCTTGTGTAAGGTCGCCTTGTGCTTGTAAATCTTGCCAATAAGCACAGTTTGCAACATGAGAATGAAGCAGTGCTGTAGACCAGCCAGCAATCTCAAAAATACTCAATGCTAACTTCATCAAAGGATTGGTTAAAATAAATTTTGCAGTGCTATTTTTTTCTAAAAAATCGCCTAGTGTAGAACCAGATGCTCTATAACCTTCCATAAATCTGCTGCCAGCACCTAACTGTCTGTCTGCAACATTGTCTAATAATGTTTGTCTTACAGGTTTTGAACCTCTGTTAAAGTCTTCTATAAATTCTGTTGCTGCTTTTTCGTCTGGAAATTTAAAAGCGTGTGAACCGATTTTAACCAAAAAGCCTTTTTCTTTGCTTCCTGACCACATTTTTGCATTTGCATCAAGGTTTACGTTGCCAGTCCTAGCATTATCGTAATCAGCAGCATTTCCTTGATTGCCAAACTTGGTTCCCAACTCGCTCCACATGGCGTTTAATTGTTTAACTTCATCCTTAAACGCCATCCTTCCAGGAGAGCCGTCAGGTTTGACCCTCTGCCACATTTGTCCTTTGAATTCAAACGTGTCATCGCCTAGAATATACTGCAAGCCTTTAGGAGGTGTATCTGCCTCAGCTTCGTTTATTATTACTTTATCATATGAAATTACTTCTAGAAGTTTCACCATGTATGTAGTTATCCAATTAATTGATAATGTATTTATATACATTTGAGTTGAACTACGTTCAACTGTGTTTTCGTTTGCACTCAACACAATTATAATTTCTTAATTGATAATGAGAAATGCAATACAACGAAGTGGTATTGCTTTTAGTATCATTCAGATTGTGAAGTCATAATTCGCCCGTTGCCGGGCGAAGGTAGCTTTTGAGCTTCATTCGAGTCGCTTCAGCCATCTTGTTAAAAGAGATTCAACTTTCGTTGTCGGAGGCGGTTGACCTGTATCCCCCTACTCTAGCTTCGTCATATCAACGGAAGGCAGTTATTCCCTAACAAGCGAAAACACTTACCCTTGGGTTGCTTTTTCTCAGAGCCCATTCCTTTAAAGCCTATCGTATACTTCTTCACGCGAGCATTCCACGCCACCGGCCACGAGCATTACCTCGGCTGGATCTTGGAGTTTAATTAGAGCTCGTTATATAGCCTATTTGTGTTCTAGTAGTGCCTGGCGTAGTTTGTTTGATCCACCAACTCTTACATTGATGATTCCGTTGTAGTATTCGTCTGTTTCCAATACTCGCCTGTCAAACTGTTCTCGTGCTTCAATGTAACTCATTTCTGCTCTGCTTTGGCAGAAGTAAAGTATTTCACGAGTAAAGTTTTTTTCGCCTAGTGTTTTTACATCTTCGTTCAGTCTATCTGAACTTCCCCAGTATTCACGCCAATCGCTTTCTTTGTAGCCTCGACGTTTGTTCTTTTTGCCTTTTAAAGGTGGCTTGGTTGTTTTAAACTTTGCTAATTTTTTGCCTACATACTTTTGTTGTGTTTTTAAGTTGGTAATAAGGTATACAAAGCCTTCATATTTATCGTCAATCTTGTCAACTTTTTCACCATTATATGTCCAACTCATACTTTATGTATTATTTCTTTTGGCTGCCTTTACCTCTTTTGATTTCTGTGCCTTTGCTTTGTTGCTTGCCCATTTACCAGATGCTCTAACCTGTTCTAAAACTACCAGGTAATGGTCTTGTATTTCGTCTTGCCTTTGTTTTGCTAGCCTCATAAGATTACGCAATGTGCGTCTTGCGTTCCGTTTTGTTCTATCACTTGGCCCTTGTTCAAACTTTTCGTTTGCTGCAAAATATTCCAAGTATGCCTTTACCAGTTTATCATGTGTGTCATCTGTCATTCAACAATCTCTACATCATTTGCATATGAAGTAAAGCCGTTCTCCTTAATAACTTTGAGAACATGATTAACTCTACCAACTAGTTCGTCTTTGTGTGAGATAAGGAAAACATTTTTGCTACGCTCTCTGCCCATCTTTTTCAACACACTCAATGCATTTTCTACACCAGCGGTGTCCATGCCACTATCAATAAGTTCGTCAATAAACATCAAGTTAATGCCTTGATACAGTGATTCCCAAACATCACGGAATGCAAAACTCATACCTAGTATAAGTCTGTTGCGTTCACCGCGTGACAAGTTATCAAAGTCTAAGTCTTGACCGAGTTGTGTAATCTCAACATTCAAATCATTTTGGAATCTAACCTGATGCGGCAGTCCTAGTCTATCTAAATAGTAGGTTAATCTGTTGTTCAAGTATGCCAAGTTCTGATCGATAATCTTTTTTCGAATAAAACTGTCTTTGTTTGTAAGAAGTTTAAGCAAAAACTCTTGATGATCTTTAATATTTGTTAATTCGTTAACTGGATTCCAGTCGATTTGTTGTATAGCTGTTTCATTTAGATCATCTATTTGTGTTTGATAAGGATCATCTTCTGTTTTTTTATTTTCCAATGCAATTTTCAAGTTTTCTACATTGTTTCTATGCTCGTATGCTTCTTTTGCACTTTCATAAAATGTATTTGGGCGTCCGTTGATATCGCCTATGTCGTTTAGTGCTTGCATAGTTGATTCAAGTTTGCCTGCAACTTCGGTTTGGTATGCAAGTGCATCACTTAATTCTTTTTGTTTGCGAGTTTCAATTTCTGCTTTCTTGTCTGCATGTAATTCTTGCCCACAGGTGTAACAAACAGCATCATCAAGTTCTTTAATATCTTTTTCTGCCTTGTCAACAGTCTTTGTTGCCCGCATCAATGCGCTTTCTAGTGTGGCTTTTTCTTTATTCAAGCTGGTTATACGATTATTAAGCTCAGTCCAGTTTACAAGTTTGTCATGTGCGTCTAATTCGGCATCGATGTCGAGTTTTTCTAATTCTTCAATGCCTTTTTCTAGTTTTTCAACGTCGGTTTTTTGTTTTGCCATCCATGCACGTTGTCTTCCAGCAAGTGTTTCGATACTTTGTTCAATTTTTTTGTTACTAGCCTCGATAGCATTGATTTTTAGTGTTTCTTCTGTGATAGAATCTTTGGTTTTGCGTGTTTGTTCCTTTAACACATCTGCTTTTTCGGTTAGTATTGTGATACCAAGTAGCTGTTCGATGATTGCACGTTGATCATTGGCCCGCATACTCAAGAACGGCTCGGTATAAGTGTTCAATGCAAGTATGTGCTTGAACATGTCATGGCTCATACCAAGTAATTCTTGCACATCTTCTTGTGTTTTACGGCTATCCCCTTGTGATTCGTCAATGTCTTGTTTTTGTTCTTGATCATTTACATAAAACTTGAATATATTAGGAGAGCGGCCACGTTCAATGCGGTATCTGTTGCGTCCTTTCTCAAAGTTTAGTGTTACCAACATGCCTTTGCTGTTGGTTTTGTTGATTAGATTGTTTCGTTTGATATTTGTTAGGGCAGTTCCGTATAATGCGTAGCTTAGTGCATTAATAATTGTAGTTTTACCAGTTCCGTTACGTGATCCAGTGTCATCACCGCCTTGGTCTAGGTTCTCACCAAGCACAAGTGTCAGCTGTTCTTCATTGAAGTCAACTGCTTGGGTAACATTACCCACACTCATAAAGTTTTTTACTGTTAAATCTTTTATTCTAATCATGTAACCCGCTGTAAATGTCTAATAACAGTTTCTTATCAAACTGCTCAGTATCAATTGCTTGAATTTCGTTGCTAACAATTTGATCTACACTTTCAAACTGTGCAATATCCAAGTCTGTATTGATTTCTTCCATAAGTTTTTGAGGTATAAGTGTAATTTCTCTACACCCATACTGCTCTATAAATGTTTCTTTAATGTAACTGGCTTCTTCGTAGCTGATATCAATATCCAATGTAACTCTAAGATACATTTTGCTTTGCAAGAGTGTGTCTTTCTCATCAATCAACTGTGATAGCTTGATTGTTCTATACTTTGGACAGTCTGGCCAGTTGATATACTCTGGCTCAGCATCGTTCAATCTGTCTAGTATCATCATACCACGGTCATCATCCCAAGCATCTGCATAGTTGTGTGGAAAAGCATTACCAATGTAGTGGATCTTACCCTGCTTCTGCCGCTTGTGGAAATGTCCACTGAACACATACTCTTGATTCTTGAAGTGTTCCGACTTTAGTTCACCGTGATCTGGCATCTGCACCATGGCATTCATATAAAAGCTGGGCAGTTCAAAGTGTCCAAACAGATATTTTGCTTCTAGCTTTTCAATCTTCTTCCATTCTTCGCCTACCAGCCACGGAACCAGTGCTACATCTTGCATAACTGTAATATCATCAACTACTGTTATACCAGGAATGTGTCTAGCAAACTCAGTAGAGCTTACATCACGCTTGTCTTTGTAGTATAAGTCGTGGTTACCAGAAAACATGTAGAATTGTTCGAACGATTCGCCTAATTTTTCAAGCAACCGTATGGTTGTATCCATGGTTGTAAGGTTAAGACTGTTTCTATTATGGTGCCAATCGCCGCAAAAAATGCCTGTTTCGCAATTGTTTGCTTTTGCGGTCTCAATATACCAATCAATATATTCCTCACAGTCTTGATTGTGAACACGTGAGTTGCCTTTCATACCTAGATGTATGTCAGTAAATACTGCTGCTTTTATGAACAAGATAATACTCCGTTAGACTTAAATTATACGGTAAACAACAATAAAGATCAACCTTTATCTTTGTCTAAACCTTCTCTCCGCATGGCTGCTTCCCATTCGCCATGGTGTAATCTAGTATGACTTGGATTAAGATCGTTCATTTCTAGAATATCATCTCTTATATTTTGATTGCGTTTTTCTAAGTTAATAACTCTAACAAAACTGTTGGTTACTGCCGCAGTGTAATATGCAAATGGATTATTAGATTTTGATTCGTCAAATTGTAAACCAATTTGTGATAGTTGTAAAATAGCCTGGCCCTTCATTTCGTCGTTGTATGTGTAGCCTCTAACATTTCCTCTTGTGGCATATCTATCAACTAATTTCATCCACATACGTGCCAGTTCATTTGTTGCTTTGCCGTGATCTAAACTAAAATATCCGTTTTCCATGCCGCCTTCCCAGTGACTTTTACCAACGCAAACCAACTGATCGTTTTCATCAAATTTATAATGTTGAAATGGCGGAAAGTTTAATTTTACTTTTGTATCTGCTATAGTTTTAGGATTTTTCTTGCGTCCAGGTTCTTCGGGTATATGATCAAATGTCATTATGCGAAAAATTAGATCAGTTTTTTGTATAGTTCTATAGTCAACTTCAAATTCTACTTGTTTTACTTTTTTATTTACAGCTTTTGCTTCTTCATATGCAACTGTTGATTGTTTTTTTGCTTTGTTTCGCTTTGCTTCTGCAATAGTTCGTATGTTAATTTTATCTATACTGGGCAAAATTATATCAAAAGTAGCATATGCTGGATCAACATAGCTACAAAATGTGCTTTTGCTCTTGTGTATTTCTTTCAACATGTCTTTGTTGTTTAAATAATTTACTTTTCTGGCCATTTATGGTATACCTTTTTTAATATAATAAACTATGTGTTTAATTTTGTCAACTAAATACTGTATAGGAGATTGTAATGCCCGAACCATATGATTATAGAGATAGATATCCCCAGGTAGCAGAAGAAGACTTATCTAGGATACAAATTATAGAACAAACCGACGGCGCTGCTGCGGCTCGTGCTGAAATACAAAGATTAAACGGTAGCGGTAACCGACGCAGCATTGCAACCACAGATATTGCAGATGTAATTGGTGATGTTACCAATCTAATGAGTGTTTGGCGAAGAAGAAATGTTCCGCCTACATTGAGACAACCTATTTCTGCGGCTGCTCCTGTAAAATTTGCAGATGAAGGCGGAGGAACAACTGATTGGCGTGTAAAAATAAGCAATCCTTTCGGCGGCAGCGGAGTTTTAGCTCCACTTAAAGGAGCACTTACTTTTCCTATACAACCGCAAATTACAATACAACATCAAGCTAACTACGATGAAGTTGCACCTATACATAATAATTATGCTTTTCCGGCATATCAGAACAGTAGTCTTGGACAAATTACTGTAGTTGGTGATTTTCCAGTGCAACATCAAGAAGATGGATTATATTGGATTGCTGCAACACACATGTTACGAAGTGCAACCAAAATGTATTATGGAAATAGTTCTAACAAAGGCGCACCACCTCCTATTGTTAAATTAAATGGCTATGGACAATATACATTAAACAATATTCCTTGTTTGGTTGAAAATTTTACTACTGATTTGCCAAACGGAGTTGATTATATTAAAGCAGGCGGGACATGGGTGCCAACTGACAGTGTTATTTCTGTAGTATTGAAGCCAGTCTACAGCAGAGACAAGGTAAACAGATTCAGTTTAGATGCATTTGCATCCGGCGGATTAATTAGTCAAGGATACATTTAATGGTAGAATATGCAAAGTCCAGTCCTTATTTCAAAACAAAGTTTCTTGAAAGCGGCGAATTAGGAGTATTAGAACCAAGAGAAGTGCCAAGCAGTGACGATGATGCACTTTATACCATAGAAAGTCAATATACCCATCGTCCAGATTTGCTAGCGTATGACATTTATGGTAGTGCAAAGTATTGGTGGGTATTTGCACAGCGAAATATGGATACAATTAAAGATCCAATCTATGATTTTAAAGCAGGTATAAGCATTTACTTGCCTAATGAAAGCGAATTGAAAAAAGCGATAGGACAATAATGCCAAAACCTAATCCGTTGAATGTATATGCAAGTTACAATAATATTTTTACCTTTGGTTGCTTGGACAAAGGACAAATTAACGGCGGCGCCCGTCAAGCACCTGCAAATGTCATACTAAAATCAGGCGGAACTGCCGGAGAAAACAAAGTTACCACTTTGAACGAAGCAGCAGCAGGAATAAATGCCGAATATTTCATTGATAATGTTAGCATGGACAGTATTATTATTCCCACAGAAGGAACAAGAACATCAAATGCTACAAATCTTTCGTTTGAAGTTATTGAACCATACAGCATGGGTGAATTTTTACAGGCTTGTAAACTGGCAGCAACAGAACTAGGATATACCAATTATCTAGATGCTGGATTTATGTTTATGATAGAATTTGTAGGTTGGGATGACAATGGCGGATTCATAGGCAGTGGACAAAATACTAGATACATTCCAGTTAAATTAGTAAACATCACCTTCAATGTTGATCACCGTGGATCAGTTTACCAAGTTGAATGCATTCCGTGGAATGAGCAAGCTCTAGCAGATCAAACTGAACAGGTAATGACGGATATTTCTATCACAGGAAAAGATGTTGAAACTGTGCTTGAAAAAGGCGAAGAAAGTTTAGCAACTATTTTGAATGCAAGATTTGAAGAGTTAAAACAAGAAAACAAAGTCAAAGAAGGCAACAAATACAAATTTGAATTTCCGCAAGATATTCCAAATGAAATACCTACATCTTTTATAATCAGTGGATTCAATGAAGGCGGCAATGCTCCGATGCAAGATACACAAGATGTATTGCAAGACGGTGTAATTGCACAAGAAGAAGCTATTATTCACAATGAAAACAGGAGATTTGAATTTCCAGCATCTACAAAAATCAGTAGGATAATAGAAGAAGTTGTTATTGCTAGTGACTATGGTAAAGAACTGAAAGACAGAGCACCTGACGGTAACGGAATGGTGCCGTGGTTTAGGATTGAAACACAAGTTAAATTTTTAATGAGTAGTGCGCAAGAAGGTGTATACAATGAAGATGCAAAAGAGTATATTTTTAGGATTATACCATATCTAGTTCATCATACAATCTTAGCAAAGCCCAATGATGCAGGTAAAGGATATGGCAGTTTACGAGGACAAGCAGTAAAAGAATACAATTACATTTACACTGGCGAAAATTCTGATATACTTGATTTTGAAATCCAAATAAATTCAGGATTTTTTACAATGGTAAACTCAGACCATAGTCAAGGCAACCTAGATGATGCAGGCGCACAAGCAGTAGAGCGCACAGCTTTAGAAATTCAAGAAAGATTTAGACCAAGCGAAGCGTCTCCACAAAATAGCGAAAATGGCGGCGGTATAATGAGAAATTTAAACACTACTGCGGTTATGGGCGGCGGTGGCCTAGGTATTGACAATGACAAATTAAGAGTTGCAGCCGAATTCCATACAAATGTTTTACAGGGCGGTGTAGATCTTGTTATTTTAGACTTAACAATTCATGGAGATCCTTATTTTATAGCCGACAGTGGAATGGGCAATTACACAGCAGGAATAGCAAGTTTGAATGAAACTAGCGACGGAACAGTAAATTATCAAACTAGCGAAGTTGATATATTGCTAACATTCAAAACAATTATTGATTACAATGAAAACGGAAATGTCACTTTTAGTGTTGTTCCTGCTTATAGTGGATTATATAAAGTTACAATGCTGTCAAATAATTGGCAAGGAAATAAATTTTCGCAAACTTTGAAACTTATAAGACGAAGATTGCAAGACGAGCAACAGATATCAGGTGGCGGAGAGGACAACAGCGTTACAACTGCTATTCCTCAAGAAGAAACACAAGCGAATTATCGTTTGGATACAGTAAACCCATAAGGATAAAAAATGGCAGTTGAAAACATCAGTAAGAATACAATACAACGCACTGTCGACAATGGCAGAGATCTTGGCAAACCAGGACCATATCTAGGGCGTGTAATTGAACATGTAGATCCAACATATAGAGGCGGGTTGCGTGTAGAGTTGTTAAAATTGACAGAAGCAGGCAACGTAGGCGAAACCCTAGGACAAACTGTTCAAGCATACTATGCTAGTCCATTTTATGGTATGGCAAATTCTGTAAGAGGACCAGGACAAAATGATACGTGGGATGATACGCAAAAAAGTTATGGTTTTTGGATGGTGCCGCCGGATCCTGGCACGTTGGTATTGGTTACTTTTGTAGAAGGTAGAAGAGATCATGCATATTGGTTTGCTTGTGTTCCAGAGCGCGGAATGACATTTAATATTCCTAACACAGATGCCAGCACAGAAGTTAAATCAGGAATAATTCCCGGCGGTGGCCCTAGATTGCCAACAGGCGAATACAACAAACATATTACTGAAGCAACTAGTCAAAATATTAGAAAATATAAAAAGCCTGTGCATGACGAATATGTAGAGCTATTGATTGAACAAGGACTTGTAGAGGATGATATTAGAGGTATAAGTTCGACCAGTGCGCAACGTGACTTGCCTAGTGCAGTGTTTGGGTTTAGCAGTCCGGGGCCTCTAGACAAGCGCGGCGGTAAACCTAAAGGCAAAGTTGGGATAAAAGAAAAGAAAGTAGAAATGCATACAAGCCGCTTAGGAAGCAGCAGTATTTTTATTGATGACGGAGATGACAAACTGCTACGTGCAGGCAAAGCAGCAGACACGCCATACGAATATTTAGATGCGCCTGCTGGCGATGTCACAGTTCCTCACAATGAAATGATTAGGCTTAAGACCAGAACAGGCGCACAAATATTAATGCATACTAGCGAGGATTTGATCTACATTAATAACAGCAGAGGCACTGCTTGGTTGGAGATGACCAGTAATGGTAAAATAGATATTTACGCAGACGACAGTATTAGCATTCACAGTGAGCAAGATCTTAATATAGTTGCTGATAGAGATGTGAATATTGAAGCAGGTAGAAGTATCAATATTAATGCTGTAGAAAATCAATATAATACTGTCGGCAAAAACATGGAAAATCGTGTAGGAGAAACATTCAAGGCTAGTGCAGCAAAAAATGTCGAATTGTATGCAGGCGAAAATCTAAATTTATACGGCACTGGTGGTATGGAAGGGATTGCAGGATCAGGCGATATGAAACTGCAAGTTGGAGGCAACATGGAGATATTGGTTGGTTCTACAACAAAAATTACCAGCGGCGGTAATTTTGAAGCATTGACATCAGGCAATCATATAGAAACAGCAACAGAAATCCACATGAACGGACCAGAAGCATCAGCAGCAAGTGCAGCAACTCAAGCAACTGTAGCTGTATCGGCAGCATTTCCGCAGCGTGTTCCACAACACGAGCCATGGAAAGGACATGAGAATTGGAATCCGCCAGCAGTAACTCCAGACAAGACAGAAGCCGTTGCTGAAAGCCAAGATGTTCATTTTTCTCATAGAAAAGGTCCAGGCGACAGATCACCAATTGACGGTCCAGACAAGCCAACTATTGTGGAATAAATATGTATAGGAGATGTAAATGGGAACGCCAAAGATATACAAGCCAGTAGACTCCAGCGGTCGAGAAGGAAAAACAGAACCTGAGCGCACAAAAATACTAGATCCAACTGGTGCACCTGTTACAATTACCAAAGATACTTTTAACAGAGGTCCAGCATCAGCACCTCCTCCAAGGGAATAAATTATGGCAACACGTGATAGAGATTTATACAAAACAACTACAATCAACGGCAGTGTAAAAAAAGCGCCTGTATCTAAGCGTTATAGAGGAACCAGCACAGTAAGCAATGCAGGATCCTTTTCGTTGTTTGATTTACCTTTGATAAAACAAGATATAGTCAATCATTTCCACATACGTCAAGGTGAAAAATTAGAAAATCCTACTTTTGGCACAATTATTTGGGATATATTGTTTGAACCTCTAACTGAAGCCCTTAAAGATGCAATAATAAAAGATGTAGAAAGAATTGTAAATTATGATCCACGAGTTAGCGCCGACTCTGTGTTGATAGATGCTTATGAAACCGGTATACAAATAACATGCGAACTTACATATTTGCCATACAATATTAGCGAAACATTGTCATTACAATTCGATCAAAGAGCCGGCCTCGTTTAAACAGCGCACTTTATTAATTCAGATAAATATCATATAAAGCAAGGATAAACCTATGGGTAGCACAGAGCGTCAAAATCGACTTCTTCTAGCAGAAGATTGGAAAAGAATATATCAAAGTTTCAAGTATGCAGATTTTCAAAGCTATGACTTTGACAATCTACGTAGAACAATGATTAACTACATTAGACAGAACTATCCAGAAGATTTTAACGACTACATTGAAAGCAGTGAATACCTTGCACTTATCGATCTTATTGCTTTCCTTGGACAAAATTTATCATTCCGTGCAGATTTAAATGCTAGAGAAAATTATTTAGAAACTGCTGAACGTAGAGAAAGCATATTGCGTCTAGCCAGACTTATAAGCTACAACGTTAAACGAAATAGACCAGCTAACGGTTTGTTAAAAGTTGATAGTGTGACTACAACTGAGCGTATTGTCGACAGTAACGGAGTAAATCTTGCAGGACAAAGTATACAATGGAATGACAGCACTAATAGTGATTGGTTTGAGCAATTTACCAAAATTATAAATGCAGCATTGCCAGTTACAAATCCATTTGGAAGACCTTTGAAACTTGAAAAGATTGAAGGTATTTCAACAGAACAATATAGACTTAATTCTAACAGCACAAATATTCCTGTGTATTCTTTTAACAAACCTATTAATAGTGTAGGAACTAATTTTGAAATTACTAGTTCAAATATAACCGACCAGGAAATATATGAAGAACCACCTTTGCCAACAAACAAACTTGCGTTTTTATATAGAGATGATGGCAAAGGACCAGGCAGTAACAATACAGGATTCTTTTTTCATTTTAGACAGGGCGAATTAGAAAACGAAACGTTTAATGTCGAAACAAGTGTGCCTAACACAACTATTAACATTGATTCTGATAATATCAACAACAGCGATATTTGGCTTTATAAATTAGACAGCAGCGGTTTTGAAAACGAGCTGTGGGAAAAAGTAGACAATGTAGAAGGCAATAATATAATTTATAATAGCCTACAAAAAGGCATTAGAAGTATCTATACAGTTCTTACAAAAATCAATGATAGAGTTAGCCTAGTGTTCAGTGACGGAACATTTGGAGAAATTCCAAAAGGCAATTTTCGTGTTTATTACAGAACCAGTGATAACAGAGAATTCACAATAAATCCTAGAGATTTATTTGGAATAAATTTACGTATTGCATATACTAGCAAAGCAAACAAAACAGAAACTTTGAATCTAGTGCTATCACTCAAAGAAAGCATAGACAATGCAGCCGAAAGCGAATCTGACGACACAATTAAACAAAATGCTCCTGCCACTTATTATACACAAAATAGATTAATCACAGGCGAGGATTACAATATTGGCGCACTTAATGTGCTACAAGATATTATTAAAACCAAAGCAGTAAACAGAACTAGCAGCGGAATAAGTAGGTATTACGATCTGCGTGATGCAAGTGGAAAATATAGTAATACATTGTTGTATGGCAATGACGGTATATTATATAAAGAATTGATAGATAAAGATCAATCATTTGAATTTGTTACAAAAACAGATATCGAAGGAGTGGTCGAAAATCAAATAGAACCTGTGTTAAGAGACAACAGGCTGAAAAATTATTATTATGATAATTTTCCTCGTAACGAACAAATTGCTAATTTGAATATAAAATGGAACTCTATATCTTTTGATACAAATAGAAGCACAGGATTGTTTAAAGACTCAAATGATTTTGAAGTGCAAGTATCTAGTTTTACCACAAGCATTCTCAAATTCATCGAACCTGGTAGTTTGATAAAATTCTCTGCTCCGGATAATTTTCATTTTATGGATGATAACACACTTATGGCAGGCTCAGCAGATCACCTAGGATCAAGAGATTACATATGGGTAAAAGTTATTAGTGTTGACGAAGACGGAACGGTTATCGATCCAGATACAGGGCTTGGTCCAATTGTGCTAAATGATAGAGTTCCAGACAATTGTAAGATCGAAGAAATTATACCAATATTTAATGACGAATTGTCAACCGATGTAACAAGACAATTTATTGATCAAGTTTTTGCATATAGAACTTTTGGGTTGCGTTACGACACAAATTTAAGACAATGGCGACTTATTATTAATGAAAACTTAAATGTTACCGATGATTTCAGTTTAGGCAAGCAAGGAGATGTAACTGGCGAAAGTTTAGATAGCAGCTGGTTGTTACTCTTCGAAACAGACGGAAGAAAATATAGTGTAAAAAGCAGAGGAACACGATATGTATTTGAAAGTGATACTGAAATTAAGTTTTTCTTTGATAGCACAGATGACATTTACGATAGTAAAACAGGGCGTATAGTAAAAGACACAATAAAACTTTTAAGTGTAAACACACAACCTGATAGCCTTTCACCTTTCACTGTGGATTGGACATGGAAGATAGACAAGGAATATAAAAACGTTGCAGGTTACATTAACAGCAAAAAAATAGAAGTTTCATTTTTTGATTCAGATGACGACGGTGTTGTTGATGATCCTGACGTATTTGACCATGTGATTGCTCCAGCAACTAATACAAATACAAAATACATCTTCCAAAAACGTTCAGTAATCAATAGAACAGAAACCTATTCATATGTAGATGCTATTGAAGAAAATATTTCGGTGATTGATTCTGAAACCAACGCTAATCCGTTGAGTCAATGGGCCGACGGCAAAGTTTTTTATATTCCTTTACGAGATGTATTTTTAGTTTATAATTCTTCTCAAAATAAATTAAATTATACTAATCAATATCATGCATATATTGGGCGTGATGATTTGAAGTTTGAATATAGTCATGCTGCGGACGAAAATGCTAGGATAGATCCTAGTAGCAGTAATATAATAGATGTATATCTTTTGACCCAAGCGTATGATACTAATTATAGAAATTGGTTGCAAGGAAAAACTACATTAATGCCTTTGCCGCCTAGTAGTGATAGCTTATTCTTACAATATGGACAAGATATAAACAAAATAAAAAGTATTAGCGATGATGTAATTTACCATCCGACAAAATACAAACCTTTGTTTGGGAGTAAAGCCGACGTGGATTTACAAGCAAGTTTTAAAATAGTAAAAAACAGTGGAAGAGTAGTAAACGACAACGATGTAAAATCAAGAGTAATTGATGCAATCAATACTTATTTTGCATTAGAAAATTGGGATTTTGGAGAAACATTTTATTTCCAAGAACTAGCTGCTTATATAACCAATCAATTAGCGCCAGATATTGTAAGTGTGGTAATTGTTCCTACTGCTGCAAATCAAGTGTTTGGTAGTTTGTTTGAAATAAAAAGCGAAAATGATGAAATATTTGTTAGTGCCGCAACTGTTGATGATGTGGAAATTATTGACGCTATTACAGCGAGCAGATTACAAGCTAATGGCGAAGTAGTAACAAGTGACCCTAGTTTAAATACTGGAGTGCAGAGTGAAACTGCAAACGAAAGCATTATTATAACAAGCACAGGAAACTATTAATGGCTAACGACGATAAAACGATTCCATTACCAGATGGTAAAAATTACAAAAGATCTTCTGCAGAATTTTTACCCCAGTATTTTAGAACTAACGCTAACAAGAAATTTTTACAAGCCAGTTTAGACCAGTTTGTATCAGATGGCGTAGTAGAAAAAATAAACGGATTTGTAGGTAAAAAGGAAGCTAAGGCAGTAACTATCAATGATACTTACCTTGCAGAAGTTACCGATGATAGAGACAATTATCAGTTTGAACCATATGCTGTATATGAAGACAGTTTAGGCAATACAGAATTTAGTGCGGACTATTTGGATTATATAGGTCTGATAAAAACATTTAGAGGAAATACTGATAATCACAGTAAATTGAACGAGCAAGAATTCTATGCATGGAACCCACATATTAATTTTGATAAATTTACAAACTTTAGAGAATATTACTGGTTACCCAATGGTCCACAGGAAGTGCCTGTAAAAGGACAAAGTAGAGATATTGTAAGCACATATCAAATTACAACAGTTACAGACGATGATAATACTGCTTTGCTGTTTACACCAGATGGTAAAACTCGTAATCCTGAAATTAAATTGTTCCGTGGTCAAAAATATATATTTGAAGTAAACACAGACGGACACCCTATTACTATTTCGTCTGATAGAAAGTTTATTCCTATATTAGGAACTACAGACAAAATTGTTAATGTAAGTGCAACTAATAACATAATAACAAAAATATTTGATCAAACACTAACAGCTTGGGTTGAAGGTATAGATTGGCAAAATATATTACTTACTGACAATGATGTTCTAAGTGCAAAAAACAGTCTAGTATATGAAGATTTTGATAACAATGATTTTGTTGAAACATTAGTTGATACAAGTTTGGATTTATTCAAAGATAGATGGAATTTATTAGTAGAACCATATGTAGGAAGTTTAGATTTCCTAGCAATTGAAAAAACACAACTATCTACTACAGAAGGCAACGATACAATAATAGTAGATGGAACACGATATGATAGAGCGGCTTATGTCGCAGATGCTAACTTTACAAATAGCACATTAGCAATTAAAAATACAATATATCAAGATATTGTAGAAGATGCATTGGCTTCTTATACAAAAAATGACAGAGATATTATTGAGAAAGCTCTTTATGATGCAGGTCAGCTTGTATTAGATGCACTGGATTTTGATTATACAATCAAATTGTATTCTTTCTCAGAACGCACAGCAAATTCTATTCAGCAAGACGATACCAATGTATCTTTCATATACAATGATGGTGTTAAACTATCTCCTGTTAGTATAGAAGGCGACACTAACGATATAAATGACTTTGTTTTTGACGGTTATATAGAAAATGGAATAATAGAATTTACTGTTCCTGATAATGCACCAAACGAACTTTATTTTGTAAGTCAAACAAATATTGATACTAGCTGCCGTCTACGTGTATATGATATAGAAGAAAACACCGAAATTGATATTGAAAAAGAAATAATTGGTAAAAAAACTTATACAACCAGCGACGGTTGGAATTTCAGCAATGGAATGAAAATATATTTTATAGGAAACGTTACACCAGCAAACTATTCAGAAGGTTTTTATTATGTAGAAGGTGTAGGAGATAGTATAAATCTTGTTCCTGTAAATGAACTTAGTGTCCCTGCAATTTTTACACAAGACACACAAGTTCCTTTTGATACAAACGGCTTTGACAGAGTTCCTTTTAGTGATGCACTTAGCTTTGCTGGCACAAAAGATTATATTGTTATAAATCGCAGTAGTGCAGATAGAAATGGCTGGACAAGATACAATCGCTGGTTCCATAAAGATGTTATTCTACAAAGTGCTGAAATTAACTCACAAGACCAGTATGCGTTTGATGAAAGTGCAAGAGCCAAACGACCTATTATTGAATTTGAATCTGGATTAAAACTATATCAGCATGGCACAAAAGCAAAACAAATTGTTGATTTGGTAGACGATTACACTAGCGATGTTTTTTCAATTATAGAAGGATCTATAGGATATAATATTGATGGCATAGATCTAGCCGAAGGCATGCGTGTTTTATTCACTGCCGATCCTGATCCTTTGGTAAATGGTAAAATATATGAAGTTAAGTTTATTGATCATAACAACAAAAAAGATAGAATAAGTCTTGTTGAAACAAGCGACACTCTTCCTACACAAGATGAAACTGTTTTAATTAAAACAGGAGTAAACTATGCAGGCAGAATGTTCTATTATAATGATGGACAATGGCAAGTTGCTCAGGATAAAAATGCAATAAATCAAGTTCCAAAATTTGACTTATATGACGAAGATGGTATTAGCTACAGCGATTTAGATACATATCCATTAACAACATTCAAAGGTAACAATATATTTTCTTACCAAGTTGGCGAAGGTGTAAACGATACAGAATTAGGATTTCCTATTGTTTATAAAAATCTAGTTAATTCAGGCGATATACTTTTTGATTTTAACATGTTAAAAGATTCCTATACTTACGAAGTTGGAGGTGTAAAAGTAAATCTAGATGCAGATTTAGCATATGTAAAAAAATACGACTTGCAAGGAGACGAGTTTTCATATCAAAATAGTTGGAAAAAAGCAAATACAAAAAGCAGCCAGTATGTGATTAGAAAATTTACAGGTAGAGAATTAACAAATAGTTTTCCTGTAGACTTTTTTGATAATAGTGCAGAAATTGCAGATTTAAAGATTATTGTATATCATAACAATAAATTACTGATAGAAAATGTTGATTATGAGCAAATTAATATTAATAAGACTAGATTTGTAGTATTTGAAACTGCTATAGAATTTGACGATATTGTTATAATAAAAGGCAAAAGCAAAACTACAAAAAATAAAAACGGCTATTATGAAACACCTCACAACTTTGAAAGAAATCCGTTAAACAATAATATAACTGAATTTACATATGGGCAGGTTGCAGATCATGTAGAAGGATTAATTGTAGAAGTTGATAACTTTGTAGGTTCGCAACCAGGCAGAAATAACCTAAGAGATTTAGGAAACGTGTATCAATATGGACGCAAATTTGTAAAACATAGCGGACCATTAAATATACCGTTGGTGAATTTAGCACGTAAAGACAGTAATATTGTTAATGCTATAAGATATGCAAAAAAAGAATACAGTAAATTCAAGCGTGACTTTGTCCAGATAGCAGAAACACTAGGTGTAGATACTGCTACAAATCAGCATGTGAATCTTATTCTAGCAGAAATAAAGAAAAACAAAAGAGACAACATGCCATTCTACAATTCAGATATGATAGGATCTGGAGGGTATAAAAGACTAGAATATACAGTATTAGATATTGATATAAAATATTATGCACTTAGCACACCGTTTGCGTTTACAGTTGATAATAGAAAAGCAGTGTATGTCTATTTAAATGGTGAGCAATTGTGTTATGGTGTGGATTACACTTTAACCACAGAAGGTTTTGCTTATATAACAAAAACTATTGCAGTTGATGATACAATAGAAATACATGAATACGAAACAACTGAAGCAAGTTACATTCCACCAACTCCTACAAAATTGGGAATGTTTCCTGCATATAAACCAGAAAAATTTGTAGATTCTACTTATGCAGATCCTGTAAGTGTAATTAGAGGACATGATGGCAGTATTACTATTGCTTATGACGATTTTAGAGATGACTTGTTACTAGAATTAGAACGTAGAATTTACAACAATATAAAAGTTACGTATGACACAAGTATATTTGACATTCATGATTATGTAGGAGGTGAATATAGAGATACAGGCATCTCTAAAGAAGACCTTGATAATGTATTGATTACAGATTTTGTATCTTGGTTAACCACAGCGGGTAATGTTGATTATACAGACAATAGCTTTGTGCAGGAACGTTCTACCTTAACTTACAATTACAGCAGTAGTGTAAGTCCAAAAGGAAATAGATTACCGGGTTTTTGGAGAGGCGTCTACATTGATTCTTTAGATACAGATTCGCCAAATCTACGTCCATGGGAAATTTTAGGATTTAGTGTTCAGCCTAGCTGGTGGGAAACACAATATGGACCAGCTCCTTATACTAAAGATAATCTTATACTTTGGAAAGATATTGAAGGCGGTATAGTTAGAGAGCCGGGTAAAGAAATTAAAATTAGAAAAAAATATATACGTCCTGGATTGACTTCAAATATTCCAGTTGACGAATCAGGAAGAATACGTAGTCCATTAGATAGCAGCTATTCAAGAGAATTTAGTTTTGTAGTTCAAAGAGACAAATTGTTTAAGTTCGGAGATGTTGCACCAACTGAATCTGCATGGAGACGCAGTAGTGAATATCCTTTTGCATTAATAGTTGCTTTACTTGCAAACCGTCCGGCTGCTGTATCAGGGCTTTTATTTGATAGAAGTAGAATTACTAGGAACAAAGTAGGTAATTTAATTTACACTGATACAAAGAAAGCTATTAATTTAGAAAACGTAGTATTTCCTTACACTGAACAAGACAGCGTGGTTAATTACACTGCTGGACTTATAAACTATATTGAGTCTTATATACGATCTAGTTTAACTGCTAGTTACGAAGAATATAGAAATACTGTAATTAATTTGGACAATAAATTAGGTTTTAAAGTAGGTGGATTTGCAGACAAGTCTAAACTAAAGTTAGTGCTTGACAGTAGAACGCCTTTGAATAAAGGAAATGTATTTGTTCCATTTGAAAACTATAGTATCTCGTTAAAAAAGTCTAGTCCAATTGACATTGTTTCTTATAGTGGTGTGATAATAGAAAAATTACCAAGCGGATATCGCGTGTCGGGTTACGACCAAGAAGATCCTTTTTTCCTAATTAATAAACATGCTATTTCTGCAGGTGATCCTGTTGTAAATGTAGGCGGTATCAGCGAAAGTTTCTTGGTATGGGACAGTGCAAAAATATTTGATAAAGGACGTATAGTAGAATATTTGAGTGCATATTATAGAGTAAATGAAACACATACTAGCAATGATACTTTTGATACCTCAAAGTTTTCAAAATTAGCAGAATTGCCTGTGGTAGGAGGTGTTAGTGCTGTATTTAGGAAAAATTTTACAAATACCATTGATAAAATTGATTATGGCACTGTGTTTCCGTCAGTGCAAGAAGTTGTAGACTTTCTTCTAAGTTATGATGCATATTTAAAATCTATAGGATTTACATTTGATTTTAATAACTCTCGTTTTGAAACAATAGAAAATTTTAATCTATTAGCTAGAGAGTTTATGTTCTTTACGACAGAGAATTGGGCTAACAGCACAATCATTACACTAAGTCCAGGAGCAAACCAACTAAAATTTGATACAGAATATTCTACTGTAGATGACATTTACGATAACTTTCTTGGATATACAATAAAACAAATTGACGGAAGAATATTACAGAATAATTTTACAAATACAATCAGAGTTGATGGTAATAGTTTTGGTTTATTTCCTACGAACACTACTGAAGGAATATTCTTTGCAAAATTAGCACTGGTGCAAAAAGAACATGTAGTGCTAATCGATAACAATACAGTATTCAATGATACGATTTATGATCCTGAATCAGGATATAGACAAGAAAGAATTAAGGTTGTAGGATATAGAACAGATGCATGGGACGGAAGTCTCAACATTCCTGGATTTATATACGATCAAGCTAAATTTACAATCTGGGAAGCATGGCGAGATTATGATATAGCAGAAATTGTAAAATACAAAGAATTCTACTATACCGCAAAATCAAAAATAAGCGGTAGTGCAACGTTTGATCCTGAAGAATGGAATTTGCTTGCAGAAAAACCTGAAGAAACAGTGAAACCAAACTTTGATTATAGAGCTAATCAGTTTATAGATTTTTATGATTTAGATACTGATAATTTTGATAGCGAGCAGCAGCGTTTAGCGCAGCATTTAATCGGCTACCAAAAAAGAGATTATTTGTCAAATATTATTGTAGATGATGTAAGTCAGTATAAATTTTACCAAGGCTTTATACAAGACAAAGGCACAAAAAATTCCTTAACAAAATTATTTGATAAGTTAGGCAGTGCTGATAAAGACAGCTTAGAATTTTTTGAAGAATGGGCATTTAGAAACGGACAATATGGTGCTACCTCTGCGTATAAAGAAGTAGAGTATGCTCTTGATGAATCTAAATTTAGAATTGAGCCTCAGCTTGTAGAACTAGTCCAAACCGAAGATACAACACGCACAGATTTAGTATTCCAGTATCCTGTGAAAGATGTGTATATCAAAGAGCCGGGATATAATCATGCTCCGTTTCCTGTAAAATATACAGATGATGAAGTGGTAAAAACAGGAGGATATGTTTCTTTAGACCAAGCCGATATTATTGCAAAAACACCACAAGACATAATTAACTTAGATGTTAACACAACTGACATAGGTAATATAATATGGGTGCCAGAATATAAAAACTCTTGGAACATATATGAAGTTATAAACGCTCCACTGGGTGTAGAAAAAATCAGCAAAACTGATACAGGTTTTGAGGTTATTTTTGATAGAAACTGTAATTTTGTTGCTGGTGATATAATAGGTTTACGAAACGTTTCTACTGAAATTGATGGATATAGATTTGTAGCAAGTGTATCACAAAATCGTGCTACATTTAATGACACAGTTAGTATTGAAGATGCATCTTTAGATTTGTCTGATAGCTCATTAGGATCAGTCTTACAACTTTTGAGTAAAAGAGTTGCCGACCTTGATGCAATGAATAGTTTAATAAATCTTTATGGATTGCCCGCTAATAGTAAATTTTGGGTTGATAATATAGACGATAAATTTGCAGTTTATGAAAGCAGCAGAATATGGTCCGGACAAGAAAATTTAGTAAACAGAGAAGCAGGACCGACAAGTTGGGCAGAATCATTTGCTGTTAATGGATATAATACTGCATTAGCTGTTGCAGATAAAAATTCTAAAGTCTATCTTTACAAGAGATTGTCCAGTGTTGTGCCATATGTATACAACCAAACTTTAGCACCAGAATCTACATTGTATGATGCTGATTCTAATTTTGGCGAAAGCATAGAATATACAAAAGATGGCAATTGGTTAATTATAGGTGCACCTACTGCTACCAATGTAAAAACAAAATACAAAGGAGAAATTGCTCAAATTGCATACACAACTGGCGATATTGTGAGCGATGGCGGATTATTATTTAAAGCAATCAGAGATATAAATTTTGATAGCAGCACAATCAATACCCAATCACAAGATTGGGAACAGGTTACAGCAATTGAAGCAGATGAAGAAGGAACAGGCAGCACATTTAACGATCAAGGTGCTATACACATTTATCGCAGGCAAACAGATCAAAGTTTTGCTCTATATCAAACAATTGTATCACCGTATCCTCAAGCAGATGAAAAATTTGGTATTGCAATAAAAAGTTCGTTTGATCCGAATACACTTTCAACAAGACTGTATGTGCGTAGTGAAAAGAACAACGGTAGATTATATTTCTTAGATTTGCCAAATATAAATGATACTTTTGGTTACAGCCGAGATCCGTTGTATCGTGGAAAATTCAATTCAGCTGTAAAGTATATTACAGGTGAAATTGTAGAGTATAATACTACAATTTACACAGCAAGTCAAACTGTGCCAGCTGGCAATGAATTTAATGTTACACAATGGAATACAACAGAATCTAATATAGATAGATTAGGATATGTTCCTATAATAGGCGACGATGCTGTTGCAGGTTTAGAAGACAGCACAGCCTTTGATAGTAATTTTAGAATTGCTGAAAACTTTGATGTAAGTGACAATGGAGAAGTATTGGTATTAACCAGTTTATTATCAACTGACGAATATAAAATTGTTGTTTATAGAAAAACTGGCGATAGATTTGCTTTGCACCAAACTATAAATGCAGAAACTAACGATATTGATTTTGGACACAGTGTAGCAATTAACAGTATTGGAAATATTATTGCAATAGGTGCAACCTTAGCAGATGATCAAGGAACAGATACTGGTAAAGTATTTGTTTATGAATACAATACATCTGCATTGGTTTTTGAAAAATCTCAAGAACTTGTTACACCACAGCCGTCCAAAAATGAAAGATTTGGCTGGCAAGTTGACTTCAGCGAAGATAAACTAGCGGTTACAGGTATAAATGGTGAAAACTCTTTTGCAACATTATTTGATACTAATGAAACTTACTTTGATTCAAGGTCAACTGAATTTGTAGAAAAATTTGCAAATCAGTTACAAATATATGTTTTTGAAAAATTGTTTACAAAATTTGTTTATGCAGAAACAGTAGATTATGCCTATTATTACACAGACCAAAATGGTAATAGAGTAGCGGCAAAATTAAATGATACTTCAAATCCAAAAATTTTATTCAATAAGAATCATATTGTATTAGGACTGCCATTGGTATCCCTGGATGACACTGATTCTATATTTGGTTTAGTTGCAGATTTAACAGCAACACAAAATGCAGATAGCTGGCAATTGTTAAGCAGAGCTAAAGATTTTGTTGATTACGAAAAACTCAAAGGTGTATTTTTATATGATAAAGTCAGCGGCGATCTTATCACCTATTTAGATGTAATTGATCCAATACAAGGAAAAATTGCTAATATTGCTGAACAAGAAATTTTTTATAAAACTCCGTATGATCCTGCTGTTTATAGTAATGGAAGCACTGATACCGGAATTAAAAATCCTTGGACAAATAATTATATAGGAAAATTATGGTGGGATTTGAGCACTGTAAAATGGTTAAACCCTTACCAAGGAAATATTACAAGCCAAAATAACAAATGGAATAAAATTATTGAAGGATTTAGTGTAGATGTATACGAATGGGTAGAAAGTCCGTATCTACCAAGTAAATGGGATGAAATAGCGGATACTACTGAAGGGTTGTCTCAAAATATAAGTGGCACAACTTTATATGGAGATTCCAAGTATAGTGTAGCTCAAACATACGATGCGGTAGCAGGAAGATTTAACAATCGTTATTTCTTCTGGGTAAGAAACAGTAAATTGATTCCAAATGTATCAGGTCGTAATGCAAGTTGTGAAACTGTTATAAACCTAATAGCAGATCCTAAAAACACTGGATATAGATTTATTTCGTTGTTTAACGAAAAAGAGTTTGCATTACATAATGTCAGAAGTTTGATAAGAGGAAAAGACACAATTATACATTTTGATTATGCAGATGGCCCTGTCAATTTAGGTAATGTGCATAGTGAATATTCTCTACTAACAGAAAATGATGAAACCAGCGAGCCTAACAATATACTTGTTGACAAATGGTTTGATAGTTTAGTTGGTTATGATGCTAATCTTAACAAGTTACCCGACTTAGATGTAAGTCCAGCAAGACGCTATGGAATTTTAAATGAGCCATTACAAACTATGTTTGTAAACAAAACAGAGGCTTTGAAACAAATAGTTGAACGTGTAAATCTAGTTTTGTTACAAAATTTGATTGTTGATGATTTTGATTTGTCTCCTTTAGATGCGATAGATCCGCTACCGAGTGATGTTGCCGGTAAGTATGACGAAAAAATTGACAATGAAGGACTATTGAGATTTGTAGGCACCAGTAAAATTGAACAAGCTCAAATTAGTTTGACAACCACAGATGGCCGCATTAGTTCAGTTACAATAGAAAACTCTGGTAGAGGTTACAAAGATCCTTCATATACAGCAGAATCCACTACAAGAAATGGACCAAGTGTAGAAATATTAGGCACAGGATCGGGGGCAGTTATTAAAACAGAAATCAATAACCTAGGCCAAATAACAAACGCTACTATAATAAATGCAGGCAACGGCTACACAGATGAAGTAATAGCTATTGTCAGACCTTTTACAGTTCTTGTAACCAATGACAGTTCAATTGGCGGTTTTTGGGCAACCTATAATTACAATAAAACCGAACAAGAATGGAATAGGCAAAGTATACAATCTTACGACACAACATTCTATTGGCAGTATAGAGATTGGTATAAAGAAGGATTTTCTTCTATTACAGCAGTAGATCATTTTATACCAGCAAGTTATGCATTAGATGGGCTAAATGCTAATATTAATGATATTGTAAAAATTGAAAATATTGGTTCAGGCGGCTGGTTATTACTGCAAAAGATAAATGATATTCCTGAGGTTGATTATACTGTCAACTATCAAACAGTTGGCAGGCAGAACGGAACGATACAATTAAGCAAACTATTATACAACAATACAGATAGCGGCTTCGATAATCAAATATACGATAGTGTATTGTATGATAGAGAACCAGTAAATGAAACTCGTATTATATTACGAGCTCTTCAAACTAACATATTTGTTGACCAGCTTAAGATCGAATGGAATAAATTGTTTTTCAGCAGTATAAGATATGTTCTTGCAGAACAGCCCACAGTTGATTGGGTGTTCAAAAGTGCATTTATAAAAGCAAAGCACAATGTAGGTGAACTAGATCAACGTGTCACATTTAGAAACGATAATTTAGAAAATTATCAAGACTATGTAGCAGAAGTTAAACCATACAGCAGTAAAATTAGAGAGTATGTTAGCGGATATGAAAAAGTAGATCCTACAGAGACTAGTGTTACAGATTTTGACTTACAACCTAGATACAGTGAATCTCAACGTCAAATAATACCTGAAAGTTTACAAATTAACCAAAATGTTGTAGGACCGCTTAACAGTTTTGTGCAAACCTATCCACAAAAACACTGGTTAGATAATTTAGGTTTTGAGATAACTGAACTTGCAATTGCAAACGGTGGCACAGGTTGGAGTTCAGGACCGGTAGTTACAATTTCCGGCGGTGGCGGACCAACTATAGAAGGAAAAGGTATAATAGCTAGAGGTGTGCTTGTTGATATAGAAATTGATACCTCCAATGCTTTTTACACCAGCGCACCTGTTGTAACATTGAACGGCTCGCAAGCAGAAGACAGTGAAGATGCAAGTGTAATTGCAATCTTAGGTAACAGCAAAGTAAGAAGCACACATGTAGCAGTCAAGTTTGATAGAACTTATGGCACTGATATAAATGAAACACTATATGCAAATATAGATAAGACTGAAACATTTACAGGTAATGCCGGTATAAGCGCATTTGAACTTGAATGGCCTATGGATCTTACTGCTTCAAACGTAACGGTGACTGTAGACAATGTCGAAAGTTTATCAAGCGAATATACAATTAGTAATAAGTTAGATACAACAAAAGGATTTACTAGGTATAAAGGAGTAATTACTTTCTTTGTAATACCACAACTTGGTGCTAATATTCAAGTTTCGTATAAAATTGCACCACAGCATTTACATGCTGCCGATAGAATACGTTATCATTACAATCCTTCAACAGGTATGCTAGGCAAAGATCTATCGCAATTAATGGACGGGGTTGATTATTCAGGCGTTCAAATAGATACAATTGCACTAACTGGTAATCAAGGGTTTGAAACTACCACATTTGGTGTAGGCGGTTTTGATACATTTGATACAACATTTAACGATATAAAATTCACCGCAGACGGTAGCACACAATTAATTGAATTAGACGAACCATTAGAAGCAGGTGTAATTTATACAGTTTATAAAAATAACGTAAGATTAGATGATATTAACTATGATGAATCTGTGGATCAAGCAAGTCAGACTGCGCTAGTCACTAATCCAAATGCTGTAATTAGAAGTATTACAGGCGATGGCATTCAAACTGTAATAAATCTTGCTGGTTACAATCCACCAATTGAAACTGTTGACGGAGATATAATTTATATTCGTCGTATTGATAGTGATGGAAGTTTTACACCTGGAGATGCAGCATTTGATACACAATTAACTGGTGGCGATTTAGAAACTTTAAGCGGAGCATATACAACTGCAATCGGTCAAAATGCAGGCGAGATTGTTGTTGATGGCGATGGATTTATAAGTATAAACAATAGAGGTCCGGAGGAACTAGTTCCAGGCACTATATTAGATACTTTAGATATACAAGTTTACAACGCTGTAGAATCTGGACAAGGTATGATTAATGTTTATAATTTTGTAGCAGATGGAGAAACTGTAAGTTGGCAATTAGACGAATACCCACAGTCTAATTCAAATATAATAATGAAGATAGATAATGTTGTGCAAGATAGCTCAGTTTATGAATTTGATTATCAAACAAAAACATTGAGCATATCTGACAGCTCACTTGTTCCGGCTAATTCTATAGTAAGTATTTTAACTATTGGTAACAACGGTAATGATATTTTAGATAGTGATACTTTTATTGGCGATGGCTATACTACAGCATTCGAAACAGGAATTGCTTATCAAACTCCTATTTCAGCATTTATAACAGTTGATGGTATAGTATACGAAGAAGGTTACAATTTGATTGCATCAGACAACAATAGAATTACTATTGACTTTGGCGGAGCATTAGGCGAAGGTAGCATAATCACATACACAATATATGCAGGAACAACTCAAAAATACAGTCAGATTGTAGTAGATAAAACTTTTGATATTACTGATGATAATCTAAGTCATACTTTCCAGTCGATAGGATTTCCTTTTAATGAAAGACCTGTTGCTGATAAAATACTTGTTAAGAAAGGCAATACCTTCCTAAATTCAATGTATACTATAACGTATACTGTTACATCCAGCAGGTCTTATGATTTAGAAGCCTGGGCTATTAGAGATGTAAATTCTATAAGGAAAGAGGACGTAGTTGTATATCTTAACGGCGAAGTTTTAAATAGAAATTATTGGATATATGATCCAATAAATTATAGAGTCAATTTATTACAATATAATATAGGTGTAGCCGGAGACGAATTACAAATTAATGTAATTAAAGACAGCGAGTATACTTTTATCACAACTCAAATTACTGTTGTAAGCGATCAAAATGTAAATGGACCGACATATGAGATAGCACCAGGCGATTTTGTTAACTTTGAATTTGCAGACAGCACAAATGTAAGTGGTAGACTTTTAAACAAAAGCATTGGCAGTCGTAATAAAGAAACAATTTTGCAACTGCAAGGATATGTAAGAGATTTTGTTTATCATTACCCAGAAACAGATGCTTTTGCAATTGATAATATTTCAAATGCAAATCCTGCAGTTTTAACAACGACTGCTCCACACGGATTTACTACAGGTGATAAAGTTCAGATTGAAAATGTAGTAGGCATGACAGAAGTAAATGAGAAAGAATATTTTGTCTCTGTAGTTGATGCTTTAAATGTAGAGCTTTATTTAGATGAAAATCTTACAAATACTTTAAACAGTATAGGATTTACACCTTATACTCAGTATGGTATTGTAAGCATTCTTACAGCGAACACTGTAAAAGTTAGTGCAATAGTAAACAGTCAAGTAGTTGAGTTTGATGGCGAGATTCAGTCTATTGAATACTTGAATACAGATATTCTTTCTTTAAGAGATGCTCCAGATGATCAGCCGATTGAAATATTTGTATTTTCTAATCACGATGTAAATGATTTTTCCAGAATCAGTTATGACCTTGATTACAGTAGCAATAAGTTGCCGGTCGAAAGTCAACAGCATTTAGATAGAAATTTGCTATCTAGAGGTTATGTAAGGTTGCGCAAGCCTGCAATAGCACAGCAATACACATGGGTAATTTTAAATGGCGAACTGCTATCACCTGAAGTTGATTATAAACTTACAAATAATAATTCGGGGTTACAATTAAATCAGCCTTTACAGGATACAGATCATGTTGAAATACTACAATTTGGAGCAAATGTTTCAGAGCAAAAATTTGCATTTAGACAATTTAAAGACATTTTAAATAGAACACATTTTAAACGCATAAATGAAGCTAAGTCATATAGTCTAGCAAGAGATTGTAATTATTATGATAAGTTCATCGAACTTACAAGCTCTGATGGAATTGACGAACCAAGTCCTAATAGATCACTTAATATTCCTGGTGTAATATGGGTTAACGGTGAACGTATTGAATACATGGTAAAAGATGGTAACTTCCTACGTCAATTGACACGAGGAACTTTAGGAACAAGCATTAACAATCTTCTTACTGCTGGAACAAAAATTTATAGTCAAGGAATTGGTGAAAATATTCCATACAAAGATGAAATTATTAAAGATGTAAAAATTGGCGATGGTAGCACAAGAGATTTTGAATTAGACTTTGATTTGTGGAGTTTTGCTTTAGAATATTATACTAAATTTGAAACTCTATACAGAGATCCAAGTAAGACTTTAGATGAAATTCTTGGCAACATCGCCTCGAACTTCATAGACGTTTTTGTAGCAGGAAGAAAATTAAGGAAAAATGAATTAGCAGTTTTTGATGTAACAAGAGCACAAGATAGCACAGAAGGAGATGTTATTGTAGAGCCCGAATTTACAGTCAGCAGTAATAATATTATTACACTTGCTAATACGCCGCAAAACTTACAAACAATACAGATTGTGAGAAAAAAGGGCAAGGTTTGGAATGATCCAGATACGTCACTAGGCGATAGCGAAAATAGCATAGCAAAATTTATAACAGGTGCAACAAGTAAGTTACCCCGATAAATACAGTATAGGTGAGACATAAAAATATGGAAAAAACAACAGATATACAAGGAGTGCATGTTGAAGGACACATAAAAATACACAACCCCGAAACAGGGTTTGTATTTGTGGACAAACGCAATGCTATTCACTACGAAAATATGAGTATTGCTTTGGCCGAAAGTTTAGGCAATGCCGGTCAAGGATTTATATATGAAATGGCATTTGGTAATGGCGGAACAAGTGTAGACCCTACAGGTATTATTACATACCTTACACCTAATAGCACAGGAACAAATGCAAGTCTTTATAACCAGACATATACAAAAGTAATTGATGATCGTAGTGTTAACAATGTGGATCCGACAAGAAACAAAATAGAAACAAGACACCTAAGTGGAACTAATTATACTGATATTCTTGTAACATGTTTGTTAGATTATGGAGAACCCGACGGGCAAGATGCATTTGATACTGCAAGTGATACTGAACAGCAATATGTTTTTGACGAATTAGGTCTTAAAAGTTACTCACCAACAGGCGAAGGCCGTTTAATAACACATGTTATTTTTCATCCAGTGCAAAAATCGTTAAACAGATTGATTCAAATTGATTATACTGTGAGGGTTCAGAGTCTAAGCGGAGGTGTTAATTAATGGCATACAATGTTAGATTCAGCGACGAATTGAATAAGGGTGTAATTGTTGTTGAAGATTCAGAAATTAACACTGATACTAGTTTAGGACTAGTAGGTAGGCAAGTTGCTGATTACGGCGAAACCCTCAACATTAATTTCCTACACCTTTTAGAAAATTTTGCAAATTCTACCCCTCCAAGAAATCCTGTCGAAGGACAGTTATGGTATGATACTAGAGAAGGTGTAGATCAATTAAAATTATATGACGGAACAGGCTGGGTAGCAGCAGGCGGTTTGAAAAAAAGCACCACAGAACCATCAAGCACAAATAGTGTCAATGGCGATTTATGGGTGAATACATCGACAAGCCAATTGTATCTATACAGTGGCGGCTCCTGGATATTAATAGGACCTCAAAATACAAGTAATACAGGTATTATTGCAGCAACTATTGTAGATACACAAAACGCTGATCAATCAGTTTTACAAATACTTGTAGATAATGTTGTAATTGGTTTGATTGCAGATGATAATTTTACTCCCAAAAGTCCTATAGCTGGATTTAACAAAGTTTGGGAAGATACATCTACAATAATTAGGAAAGGTATAAATTTAAGTAGAAGCATAGCCGGCGAGCAAGGAAGATTATCTGGCACAGCAGCATATGCTGAAAAACTTATATATGGTAACACCGAGATTCCTGCAGAAAATGTTCTACAAAGTAATATTGAAAATTTACTTACAAAAAAATTAAAGATACAAAATAATGGCGGTGTTGATATTGGCTCGCCAGCAAACATGCGTATTATTGTTGAAGGCACCGATAGTGTGATTCAACATTTAGGAAGCGGCACATTTGATATTAGAAATACTGATTATGCAACACCAGCGTTTAGGGTAAAGGCAGGTATTGCAGATAACAATATAGGTATAAACAATGCATCTCCTGATGCAACACTAGATATTATAGGTAATTTAAAAGTTTCTACAACAGCAGAAATTGGTGGCAATGTAAGTCTTAATGGAAATTTATCAGTAACAAATGATATTACTGTAGGAGACAATGCAACTATTCAGGGAAATATAACTGGTTATAGTTTATTTCCGGATCAAACCAATAGTTATAACATAGGATCTAACGGTCTTGTATATAATGGTGCGTATATAGAAACCATAAGAACAAACAACATTATTCCTTTAGATGCCGGAAATGTAATAACAGTTCAAGCAGAGCTACAAGGCAATGCAGATACAGCAACAAAACTTAAAACACCAGTGCAATTACAAATTGCCGGTGATATGGCAAGCAGTGTTGTGCAATTTGACGGTTCGGGCGTCCAATTAAAAACAATTACAACTAGTATATCGCCCGACGCTATCAATGCTCAAACATCAGGAGGAACAGCGTTATCCACTGATGAAGTATTAGCATTCAGATCTGGCACAGGTTTAGTAAAAATAACTCAAAATGATTTTATAGGCACTATACCGTTTTTTCCTTTAGGAACAATTCTACCTTATGCAGGAACCACTGAACCATTAACTTTATGGAAATGGTGTAACGGACAAGCATTGCTATGGACAGAATTTAGAGATCTTGCAAATGCACTTGGCATGATAGAAGCAGATTCAACTACATGGAAGTATGGCACTGATGCTAGTTTAGTAGGCAGTGGCTACTTTAGACTTCCTGATCTACGAGGAAGAAATGCTGTAGGAAATATGAGTATGGCAGATGGAATTAATGTTTTACCTGCAGGCACAACAAATAGAATTTCAAATGCAAATATAGAAGGTTATGTAGCAGGCGATGAAACAAAAACAATTACTGAAGCTAATTTACCTGATCATACACACGATTTGAACAGTCAAAATAGTGAGCAATTTTATGCCTTTACTGAAGCGGTTGCTGACGATACACCAACCGAAGTCTCGGCAGGAGGAGGCATTGATAACGCAACAGGATTCAAGTTAGACAATTCAGGAGGATTGTCAACAGTTACAAATGATCCAATGGATGTTATCAATCCGTATTTGACTACAAATTATATTATATATGTTGGAGAGGCAGCATGAGTTATAAACTAAATTTAACAGACGGATCTTTACTGCTAGAATTAATAGATGGTAAAATTGATAACACATCAACAGATTTAACATTTATAGGTAAGAATTATCAAGGCTTTGGCGAAGTATTAAATGAAAACTTTATTGCTCTGCTAGAAAATTTTAATAATACTGTTGCGCCTACAGCACCAATACAAGGGCAATTATGGTATGATAGGACAACAGGTAGATTAAAAATTTACGATGGCTCTGTTTTTAGAAATACTGATAATACAGAGTATGCTAGTAGCCAGCCAACCGAAAAATTAGCAGGCGATCTCTGGATAAACAGTCAAACAGAGCAATTGTATTTTTATAATGGATCTGAATATGTTTTAGTAGGACCAAAGTTTACAAAAGTAGAAGGTCAAAACGGATTATTTGCAGACACTGTTATTTCAAAAGAAGATGGTCAAAATAAGGTTATAAACAAATTATTTGTAAACGGTGCTCTTGTAGCTATTATTTCTAAGGATGAATTTACACCTATTCCAAGTATCACAGGATTTACAGGGTTATCAGTTGGGTATAACATAAGTCAACTTTATCCAAATTTTTATTGGAACGGCACAGCATCAACAGCTTTGAACATTCAGGATGCTGACGGAAATATATTTGATACTAATAGTTTTTTGAAAACTAGTCCTATAGGATTCAGTCAAACAACTGACGGATTATTACACATAAACAATGATAACGGATTGATTATAGGCACAGGACTAGAATTTAGACAAAGAGTAAATGCTTCTACGATTATACAAGAGCTTACAGGATTAAATTTAAATTACAAACTTGATTTCCGAGATGGCAATGGAGTTGTAAACGGTATTTTCATTGATAATTCAGCAGATGATAAAAAATTAATGGGAATCTTTACAGATGGGCCACAGGACTTGTCTCCAACAACAGGCGATGCAAATGTTGTAGATATTGATGCAGATGTTAGAATACGAGGAGACTTAAGAATACAAGGTGATCAGCTTTACGTTGATACTACTGTGTTACGTGTAGAGGATTATCAGATTGAGCTAGGAGTTAGCGAGGATAGCACTATTCAAGACGATTCTGCAATTGACGAAGCAGGTATTGTAGTAAAAAGTTCAGATGGCGATAAAGATTGGGTATGGATTAACGCTAGCACAAGTTGGACATCAAGTGAGCACGTTGATTTAAAAACAGCAGATAAAGTTTATAAAATTGCCGGCACAGAAATACTCTCTCAAACTGCACTAGGTGCAACAGTCACCAGCGCACCCGGAATAACACAATTAGGCACGTTAACAGAATTACAAGTTGATCAGCTTAATTTCAACGATGATACAATTACAGCAAGTAATGATTTGAATATTAATGTGCCGGGTAATATTGTTATTAGCCCAGACAAAGTTATTACTGGAGTTTCTGCTCCTTCTCAAGATAATCAGGCAGCAAACAAGGCTTATGTAGATGATCAAATAGCAACACTACCAGTTTTACTTTCGGTTGACGTTACAGATTTAGGCGTGTCTTACGAAGTAGAATCCGTTGGAAGTTCAGATACTACATTGATAAACAATGTTGTTACCATGCTAGAACAAATGGCACCTCCAGGAGATTATTTGGAAGGAACAATAGCAAGAATATTAGCAACACGTTATCAATATACTGCTTACTCGGTGGACCTAGTTGGAACAGTAGGAGCCACAAAAACTATGACAGCAGCTACTCAGGCTAATCCTGTTGTAGTAACAACCAGTGCTACACACGGATACAACGATGGAGATGAAATAATAATACTTAATGTTGTGGGCATGACAGCTTTGAATAATAATAGATATTACGTAAGAGTGGTTGATCCTACAAATATTGAACTATATTTAGATTCTACATTATCTACATCTTTAGACGGAACTGCTTTTGCAGCTTATGTTTCAGATGGTGAAATAGCACCAGCAAGTCCGGTATTTGAAGTAACAACAGAACCGTTTGATGCAGGCGGAACACTTAACAAGAATGCAGTGACAAGTGCAGGACATATTGCTGAAACAGAAGTTGAAGTTACTCCAACGGTTAGTAGATTGCTTATATACTTTGAAGAAGAAGGTTCGCAATGGGTGCATAAACCATTACTATCACGGAACGATATACTTGCCTGATCGTATTATACATAAATGCGATAAATAACATAAAGCACGAGGAGCAGATATGGCATATATAATTAATAGGTTCGGCGGTGCTCAACTTACCGCAGTTGAAGACGGCACTATTGATCAAACCACAGACCTTAAACTGGTAGGTAAAAACTACAGCGGTTATGGTGAAATACAAAACGAAAACTTTATTTTTCTATTAGAAAATTTTAGTGGATCTACACCCCCTACCAAAGCATTAGATGGACAGGTTTGGTATGATGCTGGCACTACAAAATTAAAGTTTTGGACAGGAACAGCATGGAAGAATGCTGGCGGTGCAGAAGTTGCTCCTACAGAACCGCCAGGGCTAGACGAAGGCGATTTATGGTGGAACACACAAACCAACCAATTATACGGAAAAACTGAAGAAAATGAATTTGTTTTGATTGGTCCGCAAGCAGCTGGCGATGGAACTACACAACTAATTTCTGCACTTGTGCTTGATAATGCAGATGTAAGCCATGCTTGTATTATAGCGGTTGTAAATGACGAACCTGTATATATTATTGCAGACGATCATTTTACACCTGCCGCAGACGGTTCTCAACCGGTTGATATTCAGCCTTATGCAATCTTGACAAACTTTCCTTATGTGTCAAAAGGTCTTACCCTTATAAAAACACCCGGAGATCAAGCAGCATTAGGAACTGGAAATGCTGGTATTACGCAAACAGATAGTGATGCTGAAGATACTTGGTTTTGGGGAACAGCAACCAACTCTAAATTATTTGACGGCCAGCCTATAGGCAATTTTGTTACTACAGGTGGACTATACTACGATTTTCCTATTGACAACGGAATAAGAATTGGAGACAATTTACCGTTAAGAATTTATATTGAAAATTCTAATAAAGGTGTAATAGAAAACACACAAGGCGACGAAATACGCTTCAAAGCTACAAGTGCTTCAACTAATGAAAGCATTGCTAAAATAATGCATAACGATACGAATGGCAGCGGTTTCTTTCCAATGGCAGACGATACATATGCATTAGGATCAACAACATTAAAATGGAACAATGTTCATTCAACAACATTTACAGGACAAGCAACCGCTGCTGATACAATAGCAGTGCCAGGGTTAGGCAATCGTGCCGCAACTACTCCGCAATCAACCACTGCTTATAGTGTTGTAGTAAGAGATGCAAATGGCGATGTTTGGGGACGCAAATTCCAAGGAACAGCAACCAGCGCACAATATGCCGACTTGGCTGAAAAATATACTACAGATAAAGAATATCCCGTTGGCACAGCAATGTGCGTTGGCGGCGATGCTGAAACTACAGCATGTGGTTCTAGCTGTTTAGCTATAGGTGTCATATCAGACGCTCCTGCATACTTAATGAACAGTGAATGTGACGGACAAGCAATTGGATTAAAAGGGCGTGTTCCTGTAAGAGTAAAAGGTGCAGTCCAAAAAGGCCAAGCAGTATATGCATGGCAAGATGGTATATGTAGCACAGTGGCAACTACGGCCTTAGTTGGAGTAGCACTAGAATCAAGCGATGAAGAATCTGAAAAATTAATCGAGTGTGTTTTAAAAGTGTAAATATAAAAAAGGATAAATCATGGCAGTAGGCGATATAATTTCGGCAGCACGTTACAATGTCTTACAAGGAAGAATACAGGCTATAATGGCAACGCCATCGTCTAGTGGTGCGTTAGGTTATAACCAAGGAGTGTTTGGCACTTTTGCAAGTAGTCAAGTTGCTCAACAAGAAGTTGTAACAACTACACATATGAACAACCTATATACAGATGTTACTAATGCTCGATATCATCAAATAGGTAATGCGTTTGATCCTGGAGCAGCTGGACTATTCCAAGTCACAGATCAAGATCAAATCACAGATGCACTGCATACTGCATATGAAACTGTTTTACTAGATGTAGAAGCAGACAAATATTTATTATCCACAACATTTGCAGAAACAAAAGTAGCAGGAGTGAACAGTGTTAGGCCGGTATCAGAAGCATGGGGCGGTGCGGCAACTCCTCAAACAATTACGCACGAATTTACAGTAGACTTTCAAAATGCAAATCATAGAAAAGCATTTTTCAACGCTGGCGGAGAAATACGTTTAGATTTTTCCATGCAAGATTTGCCAGCAGGCGGAACAGCAAACTTTGCAAAAAGTCAAGATTGGAAAAATTTATTAGAAGATATAGGTTTGGTAAAATTCAAATATAACCAAACTGTAAGTAGTGCCTACGAAGCAAATCCAGGAGACAGTCAAGCTGGGACAGGAAGCGCAATTGGAAACTATGAACTTACTGGCAGCTATCAAACTGTGTTTAACAAAACAGGCGGCGGCGCTCCTGTATATTCTAACAATTATATGAACATAAAGGCAAAAGAAAATAACAGCCAATCTATTAGTTTTAGAATTGATTTACAAGACGATGCAAACGTAGGGGCAGACGAAGTAGTAGAAGGCACAATAACAAGTGTTGTTATTCAGCACAGAGCTATAGGAGTTCATGTTGACGTGCCTACTGCTGCTTATACAAACAATCAAACTTTCGATCAAGCAACAGCGCCAATACCTACTACTTCGGCAGCAACTTGTATTGGCGTATGTGATGAAAGTAGCAGTCAGACTGATGCTGGTATGGCAAGTAAGTGGACTAACTTTAGAAGTGCATGGCCAAACAGACCTTTCTATTTGTTAGCACCAGGTGGTGCAAGTGTAGGCGATTTAAGAGTTCCTAGTGCCTTTACTAGTGATTCTATAGCAACAGGTCCTGTAACAGTTAGTAGAGATAACGGTGATGCTGGTTCTGCAAGTGATTGGTTTGCAATTTGTGGATTAAACAGTTTATCTCCAGGATCTACAGTAGCATATAGTATTGATAACTCCGGAAGCATGAAAACTAGCACAGTGTCGGCAAGTATAGCACTCTTGCAAAGTTTATGTGCGCAAAATCAAATAAACTTAGTTGAAGTTGCAATGCGCAGCGAGGATTGGATTTCTCCATTTGACAGAACCATATAACTTTGTTATAATATACAGTGAGGAAATTTAATGGCCCAAGGCGATCCAATTACAGCAATAGAACATAACAACCTTAGGGGCGTTATTCTACCTGTTGTAAATAAATATGGCAGAACTCCGACGAGTGCAGATGTTGTAGGCGGATCTACTCCTGGAGTAAGTGATACCGTTACCGAGCAACAATATATAGACCTATTTAAAGATGCTCAGGCATGCTATGTTCATCAAACTAATTCAGTTTCGACAGATGCTCTTATTACTCAATTTGCTGAGGGCACACTTATTGAATATAGTGATATTACCGATTTGAATTTAATAGCATCAGATATAAGTGCCTTTAGTCCAAATGTATCGCAAGACTTTCCCACAGCAAGTTTTTCGCAAGCAACACTGTTAACAAATTTAGGTGTATCTACTGCTAGCACAAGAGATGGGTCTACTAACCCCTGGAGCACTAGAATACGACATCGTGTAACAGTAAATTTTGCATCATCAACTGCTTTTAATGCTTTTTTTAATGCAGGCGGTATGTTAAAATGGAGCGGAAGTCTTACAGGTGGCACTAGTGGAACTGTAACTTCAAAAGATGGCGATTGGGCAAGAATTTTAAATCTAGCAGGAGAAATACAAATAGGTGCTGATTTTACATCATCGCCTTTAACTTTTAGAACAATTAGTGCAAATAGCAATGGAACAGGTAGTAATGTTGCAATTACAAGCCTTAGCACAAACACAGCACAAGATGCCGGAACACTTATCTATACTATATCTGGTGGATATGTAAGTGGCGGCGGCCAGAATATTTACGTGAACAATGAATTTGAAATAGGATTAGCAGTTAATAATGCTTCAAATCCAACTGCATTAACAATAGAAGCAAGATTCAACGACGACGATACAGGAACCGGATTCCAAATTGAACCTGGTGAAGCAGGCGCACCAGTTGATGAAAGTGTCACTGGATTATTAACCAGCACTTTTTATACATTTACGCCAGACAGTGAATTTACTATTAGTGCAACCACTTATCCTGCTATCCAGCAAACAGCTCCTGTAGGAACTGTAAACAGTAATCTTTAATCAGAACACTGTTGACAAAACAAATTTCTAAATATATAATACTAGTATAATTCTCTGGAGGTTTTATGGACGAGCGGCTAGAAAAAGCATTAGATATTAGTAACTATATGGTTACACTAAACAATCAAAAACGTTTGTTAAGCGAACAATACCATGAAAACTTAATCTATTATTATAACGGCGGGCAATTTTCTGTTTCGCAGCAATTGATTAGTTTTTGTCAAACACTTGTAAATTTAGAACAAGATCAAACTGTGCTAATTGACGACAACGGAATTCCTATTGAAATAGAAAGTTTAAAACCGTTTGTTGAAAATTTAGTTACAACTTACTTTGAAGCAGCAAATAGATATTTGTTAGAATATACCAAATTAAAAAATCAAAGATCAGTCGAGAGTATTATGGATCTATGAGCAAAGGCGTATTACTGTTTGCATTCAATAATGATAGTCTAAATTATTTAAATCAAGCTAGGCATGCTGCAGAGCGTATTAGCAAATTTATGGATTTGCCAACCAGTATTGTAACCGATGAAAAAGTAAACATAGAACAATATCCTCATTTTGACAAAATTATTGAAGTAAAAAATGCAGCTATAAACAATACAAGAAAATATAATGATGGATCGTTATATAGTAAATCTTTAAATTTTCGTAATTTTGGTAGAGAGCATAGTTACCGTTTGTCTCCATATAAAGAAACTATTGTTATGGATACAGATTTTGTAATTTGCAATAACAAACTTAATAATTGTTTTTTGCAGCAAAATGATTTTTTACTTTACAAAAATTCTAGTCATGTTGGACATAGAAAAAATATTTACGAATTTGAACATATTAGCGATACTAGCATTGATTTTTATTGGGCAACTGTTTTTTTCTTTAGAAAAACAAAGCTGAATGAGATATTTTTTAATTTAGTTAGCCATATAAGAGAAAATTACATACACTACAGAAATGTATATCAATTTAAAAACACCATGTATAGAAATGATTTTGCATTTAGTATAGCTATTCATATCATGAACGGATTTCAAAAAGGAAATTTCGCAGCAGAACTTCCCGGAAAAAACTTTTTCAGTTTAGACAAAGACATTCTTACACGTATTACAAATGATATAGTGTATATGTTAGTAGAAAAAGAAAACAGCTTAGGCGAGTATACACCAGTAAAACTTAGTGGAAGTAATATACATATTATGAACAAATTTAGCTTGGAGCGTGTAATTAATGGCAACTAAAAATTTTACAATGCTAGCACAAAACAATGCTAATAATTATGTTTTACAGGCGTGCCTTTCTGCAATGAGTATACATGCCTCTAACAAAGATGTTAGTATATGTTTAATAACAAATGATCCAGTCCCGTCTAAATATAAAAAATTATTTGATCATATAGTTGAAATACCTTGGGGAGATCATGCAGAGCACGAGGATTGGAAAATAAGCAATCGTTGGAAAATATATCATGCAATACCTTATGACGAAACTGTTGTAATTGATACAGATATGCTTGTGTTACAAGATATATCCAGCTGGTTTGATTTTTTGCAAAACTATGATTTATTTTACACTAGTAAGGTTTATTCATACAGAGGTGAGCTTGTCGACGATACAGTGTATAGACAAGCGTTTAATAAATTCAATTTACCAAACTTATATTCGGGATTTCATTATTTCAAAAAAAGCAACTTAGCACATGAATTTTATACATGGCTTGAAATGATAACAAATAATTGGCAGCAATTTTATAAAGCTCATGCCGGCGGTAAAATTTATCAAAAAGTTTGTAGTATGGATGTAAGTGCTGCTATTGCAGCAAAAATAATGAATATAGAAAACAAAATTACAAATTCTAATGTAAAATATCCTAGTTTTACACATATGAAACCTCGTATACAAAATTGGAAAACATATGTTTCTGATAGATGGCAAGATAGAGTTGAACCATATTTAAGTGACGATCTTACAATCAAGATTGGTAACTATACACAAACTGGCATTCTACACTACACTGAAAAAGATTTTGTAAGTGAGGAAATTATTCAAGCCTATGAAAAGCATTTAGGAATAAGTTGATGGAAACAGTAAGCATTGTGACTAAAAGATTTATAGTATACGATAACAACGGAACTATTTTATCAATACAGAATTCCGAAGATAAAAATAATAACAATCTGGTAGTAGATTTAAAAGAAGTCACTAAGTTCTTAGATGGGTCAGATAGCTTTACAAAATACAGAGTTGAATATGATTTTATAGAAAAAGTTTTTAGATTAGTTAGTATGAAGCAATATCAAGAAACCTTTATGCGCGAATCTTTTTTGTATAAAATTCCTACTATAGGAAATGAAAACCCGGATATAAAAGTAATTCAAGATAATGTAAATTTATGTTGGAAATTAGAAATTGATCCAGAACTTCCTCTTGAATTACAAGGAAAATCTATTAACATTGATCCAAAAACACAATTCTATAGTGTAACAAAAAAGAATGATCCTAATGTTTTGTATACTATTCTAAATTTTGACGACTCTTTAGAAATACCGTTTGATTCTAATTTTCAATTTGACAACAAACAGGTAAGTGTTTATACTATGCGTAAGTTTAATCTATACAAACACGAGGTAATAAATGACTAACACATTCCGTGTAATTGACTACGATATCATTTATTTAAGCTACGACGAGCCTAACGCTGAGCAAAACTATGCAGATTTGTGCAAAAAAGTTCCGTGGGCCGAACGTATTCACGGCGTAAAAGGCAGCGATAGCGCCCATAAAGCAGCCGCTGAAAAATCTACAACCGATAGATTTATTACAATTGATGGTGATAACCGTATACATGATTCTTTTTTGACACAGTCGATTGATTTTGACGAAAATACAGATTTAAGTAACAAAGTTATAAGTTGGACAGCTGATAATATTATTAATGGTTTGCAATACGGTAATGGAGGTATAAAATGCTGGCCGAAACAGCATGTGTTAAATATGCGCACACACGAAAACGCACCCGATGACAATCCACATGCACAAGTTGATTTTTGTTGGGATACCGAATATGTCCAAATGAATGGAACCTTTAGCACTATATATAATAATGCAACACCGCATCAAGCATGGCGTGCCGGTTTCCGGGAAGGTGTAAAAATGGCACTAGATCGAGGTATGCGTGTTGATGTAGAAGACTTTTACAAAAATCATTGGAAAAACCTGCATCGTTTATACATCTGGCTTATGGTAGGTGCTGATGTTGAAAACGGACGTTGGGCTATATACGGAGCGAGAGAAGGTTTGTATAAAACAATGTGCACCGATTGGGATTTTGTAAATGTGCGTGACTTTGACTGGTTAAACACCTTTTGGGATGGCAAAGATCTTAATGAAGATCAAATGGAAGAAGAAACAATAGAGCTTGGTTATAAATTAATAGAAGAGCTGGATTTGCCTATCGCTGCTGAATCATTAAATGCTAATCAAAGTGCTTTCTTTAAAACTGTCTATCAAAATCCAGCTCGAGACAATAGCAAAAAGTTTTTAGATAGAGAGTAAAAAATGAAACGTAGCGAAAGCGAAGAAATAAAGCGCATTGATGGTATAACAAAAGAAATATCACCTACGTTTTGTTTTGCAAAATGGTATCATGCCAACATATATTTTCAAACAGGTGAAACACATAGTTGTTATCACCCTGCTCCCCATAAGATTGATATCGAAGCATTAAAAGATAATCCTAGTGCAATTCACAATACAGCACAAAAGAAAGAAGAACGTGCTGCTATGTTACGTGGAGAACAACCAAAAGGCTGTCAGTATTGTTGGAATATAGAAAATATGGGAGCTGATTACATAAGCGATAGAAAACAACGCAATCAAAGTATATTTTTTAAAGACAGATTAGCAGCAGTAAAAGAAGGCGGTGCCGAATTTGATGTAAATCCTGAATATTTAGAAGTGTCGTTTGGCAACGAGTGTAACTTTCGTTGCGGATACTGCCATCCAAAAGCCAGCAGCAGATATTATCAAGAAATAAAACAACACGGCCCATATGATATGGTAAAAAATCATAGATGTGACATTGATTGGTTTAACATTTACCCAGAAGAAAACAATCCATATTTAGAAGCATTTTGGCGGTGGTGGCCCGAATTAAGTAAAGAACTTACCATTTTACGTATTACAGGCGGCGAACCTACTATACAACAAAGCACTTATAGATTATTTGACATGCTGGATGCAGATCCTAAGCCAGACTTAGAACTTAATTGTAACAGCAACTTAGGTGGCAAACCAAAACAGTTAGAAAAGTTTACAAACCGTGTAAACGACTTGTTGACAAACAACAAGATTAGACGATTCAAAATGTTTACAAGTATTGACACTTGGGGCAAACGTGCAGAGTATATACGTGACGGATTAGACATTGAAGTGTTTGAGCGTAATTTAGATTACTTTATGCGAAACACCAATGCTCCTATGACACTTATGATTACATTTAATATCTTTAGCGTCACTACATTTCGCACACTACTAGAAAAGATACTTGAATGGCGTGGAAAGTATAACGATATAGAAACATATCGTTGGCAGCGGTTAGGATTTGACACGCCTTATCTGAAAGAACCACTACAATACGATATCAACATATTGCCAAAAAGTTACATGACTTACATGCAAGACCATTTACAGTTTATTAAAGAAAATGTCGATGATAGTCGTAAAGATGCATTTAGCACTATTGAGTATGAAAAGTTTCGACGTGTAGTAGATTATATGGAGACTACAGAATATCCATTACACAAAATTATACAAGGCAGAACAGATTTTTATAAATTTTTTACTGAACAAGATAAACGCCGTGGTAATAATTTTTCCACAGCGTTTCCTGAAATGTTTGAATTTTTTAAACTTTGTAAAGAATACACTTAAAGATTCAGAGGAAGTGCAGCTTCTGCCTCAGGCCAACGCTCATCTTCCATTTCTTTGTAATATGCGTCAACTTTAAATTTCCAAAAACTTTGAAACGTTCCTCTGTATTCTAATTCGATAGGATCTTCTAAAAAGCCTTGTTTTCGCCATTCTGGTGCCCATCGTGTATGCACTGCTCTTTGTTTAGCTATAGGACTTGCATGAGTGCTTATGTATAAGGGATTATCTCTGCCACAGTGTTCTATACATGCCGGAATTAAAAATTGAGCACTAGGATGGTCATGCGGCCTAGGAGCATTTCTAAGATTTCGCATTGAAGTGTGCAAACGATCACCTTGCACAAGATGTGATAATACACAGATTCTTGCGCCTATACGGTAAGAATTTTTTCCTAATATTTCTAACCCTTTTAATCTATGACTTACTACTGTTCCTATTATATTGTTATTGTTGTAAAGCAAGAAAAGTGTTGCTTCTTCCTCGTTTTTTAAGGCAGAAAGCAACATGTTAGGATCACTATTATTGTAGTATCTTTTCTTTTCTGCTTCTGCCATAAAGTTTGTTAAATCTTGCGAGCCGTCATAGGTTTCAATTTTCCACATAATTTTCCTTTAGGGGTAATTTAAATTCTTTGTTTTGCATTGCATTTACAACAAATGTAATACGGTCTATATAACTGTCGATAAAAGGCTGTTGCAAATAAGGCATCCAAGGATCCTCTTGCAAATGTGTGTAATCGTATTGATAACGTAAACACAATCTATTATCGGTGCTGCCTAAGCGTCTATGCTGTGTAATGCTATTATCAAACAAACACAAATCGCCGTCTTGCTGATACCAATGGTCGTAAATATATTCATCTACTTCCAGTTCGTTTTTTATTTTTTCAAGCACTTTACGAGCTTCGTTATCGCTCATGCCTTTGATACCTGTAACGGTATTAAAACTGTAATGTAACCCTTTGTGTCCACCTGGACTGCGTATTACCATAGGTATTTCTGCATCTGGGTCTGGAGCCATGTTTTTATACATCAAGTTATCTTGAGCACTGTTTAATCCAGGATTAATTTTACCTGGAGTAAAGTTATGCAACACAACCATTTCGTCTAATTCGCTGCGAAAACTTTCACTTACATTTTGATAGTAATCTACAGTTGTCAAAAATCCAGTTGCACTTGCAGTGGTGCCTTCCATGCCCAAAAGAGCAACGCCTGGAGCAAATGCAATGTTACCGCTTTCGTTGCTGTGCCATAATAATTCTCCTTCTGCAAACATGCCTATAGGATTACCGTATTCATCCTTTTTACCGCTAACACGTATAATGTTACCCATGTCCTGTCCCACACCTTCTCTAACACGGAAGAATCCCCATATACTGTTACGATCGTCTTCGCTTACATCAGGATGTGTCATAATACTATCTAGCTTGCCATTCCACCATGGATACTTTTGAAAAAGCAAACCCCAAAAGGTCATACGATCCTTGCCCCATTTTCTCATCCATTTATAATAGTTGTTTTTGTCAAGATTGGCTCCTCGTATGATAGTAACCATTTCTTGTAGATGTATTTTACCTATTTCCATCCACTGATCATCTGACATATTATTAAAGTCAACATCGTCTATGTATACGCCAAAACTTCCGCATCCTGGTATTTTACTTATTCTCATTTAATCTCTCCTTTGTCCTGATCAGCCATTTGAAATAATATTCTAGTTGTTTTTCATTACGTGGCCCGTCTAGCAATTCTATAGAACCTATGTAATTATCTGGATTAAAGAAGTCTGCGATATCTATTGAGTAATCTGCTTCGGGTGTAAAGTTAACAGGAACCAACTTATCCCATTTTTCTCTATTTGTATAATAACGTGTGTTAAATCCAATATTATACTTTTCCATATCTGTTTCGTTTGTTAGACCAGAATAATATGTAATGACATTTTCTAATAATAAATTTCTCATTACAGGCTTGTAAGTTATGCCTACAGTTTTTGCATAATCTCCAAAATGCTTTTTTATTATGCGGGCTTGTTTACTTTTAAAATTTCCTATCCAAATCTTTTTATCTGATTTTTCTAATAATGACTCGATTTCGCCTAAGCGGTCAGTCCAATCTATATCTCTAAATGTCATTGGATTATTGTCTGTAAAATCTAATACATATTGTTCGTGATTATTATGTATTAGATGCCCGGTGCTAGTTATGTCAGGAGTGCATGGCTGCACCCAATCATCACTCCAACCTGCTAGTGTGTTTATGAAAACATCGCAAATTGTTCCGTAAGGGCATATGCCAAAATAAAGTTTACTCATTGTTGATCCTTTTTATTCAGTATAGCATAAAAAAGATATATAAGCAACCTTTTTAGTGTAAATCAACCCATTCTATGCCAGTAAATCCCTGGAATTTTGAACTATTTACATTAAAAATTATCATTCCTGGCTCTGCTGCCATGCCGTCTCTTTGAGCAAATGTTGTTCCTTGTGCTTTAAAAATAGGAACTTCTAATACCCCGTCTGAACCAAAAACCAATCTATTTTCATCAGTGAAACTAGGTATTTTATTGCCGTCACTTAAACTAATGCCAAATTTGCTAGGTATATATGGGTTGTCTTGGTTATGAGGTTTTGTAGAATCTACATATACACCAAAAGCACCGCCTAGTTTTGTGTTAATACCATCATATCCGTTTGCTCCAAACACTGCTAATCCGTCATTGCCTGCAACTGGTTGCGGCGCATCCAAATATCCTTTGTGCGCATTTATATGTATCATAGCCTCATGCTGTTTTGTTTGCAAGTTAAATACAATATTTTTGCCAGTAACAGTCAATTCTTCATAACCGTATTCGCCTATTTGTATCCAATTGTTTGTAGCAAGTAGATTAGTCTTGTTTTCTCCAGTTAGCATTATTTGGTTTAAACTATTACATACTTCACCTTGCAGTTTGCCTTTAAACGTAGCTTTATGATCTATTGTTTCAAGGGTGTTAATTTCAACTACTGTGGTGCCATCTGGATGAACAATATCTCCAAATATTTTTGCAGTCTGTGCCGCTACATCAATGATAGGTGTGCCGTCTTTTTGATCAGGATGAACTATACCTCCAATCCAAACAGGCTCGTCGTTTATGATAGCAGTAAGAGGAACGCCTTCTTCCCTATACAGAAATCCTTCTACATCGCCTATCATCTTACCATTGTGGATACCATGACTATCACCGATTAAATTACCATGAACTGTTCCTACAACATCGGCCTCTACACTACCTGTTATTACGCCCTGGAATGTTCCGCTAAAGTCGCCTTGCAGATGATTCCCTTCGGCTAAACTGCCATAAAAATCTCCGTATAGATCGCCTTCAATACGTGCTGCGTATATTGAATAGTTCTCAATGTCAACTATCAAATCGCCAGCACTTCCTAGTATATTACCCTTTACATCCCCGTGGATCAACCCTAGATGACTATCGACTAATATACTATCGTCAATGCCAATGACATCTCCTTTAAGATTTATTTCTGCTAATTTACCATCTATATCGATTATAGTGTCTGCAGATGCATTTTCAATGTTACCTATAAGAGGACCGTATAATTTACCCTCGCCTGTATCTACCATGACAAGTCCATCTACAGATACTACATCTCCGCGTATTTGACTAGACCAACTATCAACAATAATGCTGCTATCGGCACCTACTATGTCAATTCTATATGCATCTCCTGGGGTAAAATCGGTCATTTTTATTCTCCTGTGCATATATTTATCATATTTCGAATCTTGACAAGAATAATATTTTCTACTATAATTACTAATATGTATGACGTTTATTTAATTGCAGATAAAAATTTCTATAAAGACGAATTTTTGCTGTTGAAAAATAAAATTCCAATGTTAAAATGTGTAAGTTCAGTTGAGCAAGCACAAAAGAGTTGTATTACAAAGTTCTTTTGGGCAGTGTATCCTGACTTGGATATTTGTGAAGATTTTAATTTTGACTATGTTCCTGATGACTGGAGTCAGGATTATGTCCATGTTTTTTTAAACGGTGACAATTATGATGGTATTAGTTTAATACCAAAAAAAGCAGCGATATCTCAAAAGGAAATTGATTACAGGTTCTTTGTAAATAAAAAATTTATTGAAGTTGTAGCTAGTAATCCAAAACCATATGATTGTTTCAAAATAGACAATTATGATGATTATTGCTATGCGCTAGAAAATTCAAAAACAGAAATGTTTTGGGGAACAAGTGCAAATATCGATACTAGTGGTTTTGCATTTGATATGTATTTTGCATACAACAATCAATATGACAGAAAAACAAATCATGCTTTTATACATTTGGTAAATGATAAAAAATTATTCAACGGAGTATTTCTATTTTCAAAAAAAGCAAAAGTCTCAAAGCGGGAAATAGAACATAGATTTATTGCTCGTAGAAAAGAATGGGATATTGTAGCAAGCACTCCAAAATTTTATGATAAATTCATAGTTGATACACACACAGAATATTTACATGCATTAGAAAATACTACAACAGAATTGTTTTATACAATACCTACCACCGTAGAAGTAAATACCAATTTTAAATTTGACACATACTTTGAACATTCTAATGTATATGATAGAAATGCACACCATGCTTATTTGAATGGCAAATATAATGATGGTATAATTTTGTGTAGCAAGCACACCACTATTACTGAAAGAGAATGGCAATACAGATTTTTTGCAGGCAAAAAAGACAACGATATAGTTGCTAGTCGTCCAAAGCCATATGATATAGTTTTTATAAGTTATCAAGAACCTAATGCAGATGAAAATTTTGAAAATCTTATGAATAGATTTCCTCATCGTGTTATACACAGAGTGCATGGTATCAAAGGTATTCATCAAGCACATATTGAAGCAGCCAAAATATGTGACACTCCAATGGTATGGATTGTGGATGGTGATGCTTGCATAGAGGAGGGGTTTAATTTTGAATACCAAGTTCCAGTTTGGCAATACAGCAATGTTCATGTTTGGCGTAGTAAAAATCCTATTAATGGGCTTGTTTACGGGTATGGAGGTGTAAAATTGTTTCCAAAACAGCTTACCATGGACATGGATACAAATGCACTAGATATGACAACAAGCATTAGTGATAAATTTATCGAAGTAAACGAAATTAGTAATACAACTAATTTTGCCACGGGAAAGTTTGAAACATGGAAAAGTGCGTTTAGAGAATGTTGTAAACTTTCTAGTAGATCAATTGATCGGCAAGAAGATATCGAAACACAGCAAAGATTAGAAATATGGACTACAGTAGGTGCTGATAAACCTTATGGCGATGCAGCAATCAATGGTGCTATTCATGGAAAAAAATATGGCGAAAACAATAAAGGAAATACACAAGCATTGAAAAAAATTAATGACTTTGATTGGTTAGAGGAATATTACAATGATGCAAATTTATAAAATACTAGATAGGTTTGAATTACTTTATCCGGATGATGAGCGGGTAAGTAATTTACGCAGGGCTTATGTAGATAGAGATTTGTATACGATCTTTAAAATAGTAGATGCACCTGAAGATTTGCGTAAAGCCATACTAGAAAAAAATATGCACAGCCTTTTTAGAATTATTGGCGACCAGCAAATTAGCGGCAGTGCCGATGACTTAAGAGCAGCAGTTATAGATCAAAATATGTATGCTATTTTTAGGTTATTGTCCGACGCAGATGATTTAAAAAAGGCTGTGTGTAATGATAATATACACAGTATCTATAGATTGATCAATGCCGGAGATATTGCAAAAATAATCGAATATGATAATTATTGGGTGCTTTTTGATACTCTGCAGGAATATACAAAAAGCCAGTTTGTAGCTGCATTTAGATATATGTATAACGAAAAAATTGAGTTTGAAGAAGACTGTTTCAGTAGAGGACAGTTAGAAAGCAAACTTTGGCTTATTAATGAATTAGTTAAGGCTGATTTAGATCTAGGTGTAATATTTTTATGCGCAGGATGGTATGGCACATTGGCCACTATGATGTTTGAAAATAATTTAAAATTTGAAAAAATAAGAAATTTTGATATTGATCCAACAACTGAAAAAATTGCAGAAATCTTTAATAGTCCGTGGGTTATTGATGGTTGGAAATTTAAACACGTAGAGCAAGATATACATGATATCGACTTTGAAGAACATTGCTATACTGTTTCAAAGGGCGAAAATGACTTTGAAGCCTTATGGGATTCTCCAGACACAATTATAAATACTAGTTGTGAACATATTGAAAATTTTAGTGATTGGTATGGTAAAATTCCTAAAGGTAAGTTAGTTGTTTTACAGTCAAACGATTATATGGACATAGAGGAACATGTCAATTGTTCACCTTCATTAAAAGATTTTAGTATATCTACGCCAATGGAGACAGTAATTTATGAAGGAGAACTTGGGTTGCATAATTATACAAGGTTTATGAAAATTGGATACAAATAATCTTAGTATTAGGGAATTGCAAAAAGAAAGTGCAAGGGCATTAAGCACAATGCAAGCAACTAATAATAATATTTGGCAATTCAATAAGAAAGCTCATCATAATAGTCATAAGTGGTATAAGGCCGTTATTGAATGGTATATAAATGAATATGGAGATTTGCCAAGTAAAGTTGGACCGGGTAAGGATGTTAAGTTAGTATACGATGTATAAGTATGAAGATATACGTGTAGTTCATTTAGAAAATACACAAAATTGTCAGGCAAGTTGCCCAATGTGTGATCGTAATCAAAATGGCGGTGAAGTAAATCCACATATTGATTTAAGCGAACTAACACTTGAAGATTGTAAACGTATATTCGAGCCTGAATTTATAAAACAGTTAAATACAATGTATATGTGCGGCAACTTAGGAGATCCTATTGTTGCACGAGATACACTAGAAATATTTCGCTACTTTAGACAATACAATAATAATATGTGGCTGAGTATGAATACAAATGCGGGGGCAAGAGATGAATCGTGGTGGACGGAATTGGCCGAAATATTTGGCCGTATGGGTGCTGTTATTTTTAGTGTGGATGGGCTTAGAGATACTAATGATGCCTATAGACAGGGTGTATCTTGGGATTCCGTTAGACGATCAATGACAAGTTTTATTGCAGCAGGCGGTAGAGCTCGCTGGGATTATTTAATCTTTGAGCACAATCAACATCAGGTTGAAGAAGCTAGACGGTTAAGTGAAGAATGGGGATTTGAAAAATTTGTAGCAAAAAAGACAGGAAGATTTGTTACAGCCACCAGTGAAAAGAAAGAATCCCATCAAGCAGTAAATCGTAAAGGCGAAAAAACTACACAGCTTAAAAAGCCTGTTGAAAAATATCAGAATGCAGCTATAAAACAATACGATAAAGTCAAAACAAAACATGGAACAATGGATGCATATTATGACAGCGCAGAAATAAGTTGCAAAGTAAAAGATGAAGGAAGTCTTTTTATAACAGCAGAAGGACTAGCACTGCCATGTTGTTGGACCGCCGGGCGTATGTATAAATGGTGGCATAAAGATCCTAAGGTTGAACAAGTTTGGAACTTTATTGATGACGTAGGCGGCAAAGATGCAATCAGTGCTAAAAAACATGGATTACGTGCAGTATTTGACACAGGCATATTTGATAATATAGAACGCAGCTGGAACAAACCAAGTTGTGCAGATGGCAAGTTAAAAGTGTGTAGTATGAAGTGCGGTGCGGAGTTTGACCCTTTTGCAGCGCAGTTTAAATAAGAGATTGCAATTCAGGAAATGTTTGCATAAAACTTGTTCCTCTTAAGTAATCAAATTTTTCTATGCTTTGTGTAAAACGTTTTTTATATATTTCAATTTTATCAGAAGGAATAGTATAATTTAAAAACTTTTTTATACTGTGCATTTTGTATGCCCAGGCAAAATCGTTCTTTTTATATTGCATACTATCTAAGATATTATTTGCTTTTTCAAATAAATCTTTATTTGTTTGTAGTATTCTGGCACTAAATGTAACCGGTTCGCTCCATTGACCTAGCACCAAATGATCGTCGGAATCTAATTCATATCTATAGAAATCGTATAACTCTTGCATATGCAATGCATTAAAAACATTATAACATGTTTGTATATTGATTTCAACATTAGCAGATTTCAATCTATTATATGTGTGTTTCCATTTATCTTGTTTGAGTCCATACCTGATGTATTCTCCTCTTTCGCCGTGTAAGTCATGGCTGAGGGTAATGATAGCCTTTTTACCCCAGTTTGCCAAATATTGTTCAATTACATCTACGCTTTTGTATTTTGATATACTTCCATTAGTATGGCTCCAAATACGAATGGTTTTATTTAACTGATTTTTAAGCAATACCTCTAGCAGTTCATGCACAGGTTCTTGCATAAATGGCTCGCCACCGTTTATATGTAGAGTTTGTATAGTATCTTTGTGCTGCAAGATGTAGTCAATAATTTTATCATTGTTGTTTTGCCATTCATTTATGACTTTGGTATCTTCTGGCTTGCCATGCAAAATATTATATGCACTTGAATATTTGCTAGCAATTGTGCTACTTAAATCGGCACTGCATCCCATACATGCAAAATTACATTTGTTGCTATATAAAATATCTAACCATACAGGTTTTTGTGAATGTATAAAACCGTTTGTGTCTGTATTTAATACAGCATCAGTAATTGTAGGGAGTCCTAGTCTATTGTTATCATATCTTTCGTTAGCAATTTTACCTGTATTAGATTCTATGCCGGCACAATGCTTACATGCAGAATGAAATGTATTTTTAATTAAATTTTTCCTTATATCTTGTGCTGTATTGCTATTAATTATTTCTTCTAAAGTTTTGTTTTCATCTAGATTACCAATTGCAGTAGGCGATGCACAACAAACTCGTATTTCATTATACTGACCTATATACACACTAGTAAAAGGCGCTGCACAAAATTTGTTTTGACCAATAATTTTCGGGTCTAAGAAGTTGCTCATAAATATATTTATTAAATGCGTATATTATGATAAAAAAAGTCGAACTAGAAATAACCAGTGATTGTAATGCTGCCTGTCCTGGCTGTGCAAGAACACTTAATAAAGATTTACTGAGAATACAAAGTTTTTCGCTGCAAGATTTGCAGAGGATATTTCCTGCTGACAGTTATGCAGGTGTTGAATTTAAATTTTGCGGAGTTCTCGGTGATCCTATAGTCAATCCAGATTGCCTTGAAATGACTCGTTATTTGGTTGACAAAGGCGGATATGTAGAATTTAGCACAAATGGGGGATATAATACAGCCGATTGGTGGCAACAATTAGGAAATATTGCAACACAATACCCAGGCTTATTACATATCCATTTTTGCATAGATGGCCATGCAGAAACCAATCATATATATCGTGTAAATACCAAATGGAATATAATAGAGCGAAACATAGAGGCTTTTTCAAAGTCGGCTCCTGCCCAACATGCAACATGGATTTATATTATATTTGACCATAACGAGCATGAATTAGAAAATGCAAAAAAACATGCAAACAAATTGCAATTTCATTTTGCTACTCGCACAGGTATGCGTAACAGTTACCATCAGTGGATTTCGCAGATAGGAAAAAAGAATGACAAAATTACAAAAAAAATTACCACAACCGGAAATAAAGAACACAGTAAAAAATCCGTAGTAAAAGATCTAGATAAATTCATTCAGCAATATAAAAGCAGTAAAGTTGACAAAATACAAACAGAAAATATTATAAATTCTATTGTATGTAAATACATACACGAAGGCGAGATTTTTATTGCTAGCGACCAGACTATGTGGCCTTGTTGTTTTTTATGGGATAGTGCATTTAAAAACAAAGAAGACATTGTTACTAAATTAAATAATTTCGAACCTAATTGGAATAGTCTAAAGCATTATAGTATTGATGAAATAAGACAGCACCCTTGGTTTGCCAAACTTTTATCTGCTAGTTGGGATCCTAATCATGAACTGCATTTTACAAGATGTGTAAGGACCTGTGCAAAAAACAAAGCCTATCATAACGAAATAAACTACGTAGATAATTAGGTAAGTAATATTATGAGCAGAGTTAGCGACACATTTTGCATTTTACCCTGGGTGCATTTAAGCACAAGGCCTGATGGAAGTATGCGGGTTTGTTGCACAGCAAATGCAAGCAGCGTCGGCCCTACAAACGATAAAGAACATGGTGGACAAGTTGGTATTCTTAAGACTGATGACGGCAAGCCAAACAATCTTAATGTAACAGATTTTCAAACTGCATGGAATAGCAAGTATATGAAAAATGTGCGCAAGCAAATGATGAATGGCGAAAAGCCTCCTAGTTGTTTGAAGTGCTACAAAGAAGAAGCAGCAGGCCATAATTCAAAACGCATGTGGGAAACTGCCTATTGGAGCCAGCGCACTGATGTAGACGAGCTTATTGCAAATACAACAGAGGATGGCGAAGTTCCACCTAATCTGGCATATATAGATTTGCGTTTCGGAACAAAATGTCAACTGGCATGTGTGATGTGTAGTCCACATGATAGTTCAGGCTGGATCAAAGACTACAAAAAGATTTTTCCCTCTGTGCAGAATGAAAGTCTAAAAGAGACAATGCAATGGCAAGACAAAGGCAGCACAAACGGCAGTAGTTATAATTGGCACAAACAGAACCCTATGTTCTGGAATCAGTTTTATGAGCAGATGCCAAGTATGCAGCAAATTTATTTTGCAGGCGGCGAAAGCCTAATTATAGAGGAACATTATGAAATACTTGAACATGCAATTAAAATGGGATATGCAAAAGATCTGGAAATTCGATATAACAGTAACGGAGTTGAGTGGAGAGAAGATTTATTTGATTTATGGAAAGAATTTAAACTTGTAAGGTTTCATTATAGTGTAGATAGCATACACGAGATGAATGACTATATACGTTACCCAAGTAAATGGAAACGCACAGAAGAAGTATTTCATAAATTAGACAAAGAAACAAGCAATAATGTTGAGATTACCATTGCATGTGCAGTGCAAGCACTGAACATATATTACTTGCCAGATTTTATCAAATGGAAACTAGAACAAAAATTTAGTAAAATAAACATGTGGCCTTTTGGTGCAGGAGGCATAAATTATCATTTTGTTTACCATCCACCGCACTTAAATGTAAAAGTGTTACCCGAATGGTTCAAAGCAAAAGTGCGTAAAAAGTATGAAGAGTTTTATCCTTGGTGGCAAGAAAACTGGGAGTTGGGTATTCCTAGTTGGCACAAAGGCAAAATAACCAAAGAAATGTTTGATGCTGCACCTTATGGTATAAAACGATTAAAAGGTATGTTATCATTCATGGAAAGCGAAGACTGGAGTATACGATTGCCTGAAATGAAAGAGTTTTTAGATTTATGTGACAAACAGCGTGGTATAACTTTTGACGAAACTTTTCCTGAAATGAAGGATATATTCAAATGAAAATAGCAATATTTGGTTGTAGTTATACACACGGTGTTCCAGAAATAGATAATGGAATATCTTGGGTAAAAATACTCAGCACAAAATATCCAAATATACAATTCGATAATTATGCCTTTATGGGCTCTAGTGTTTTGTTCCAAATTAATTTGTTTAGGCAATTAAAATTTAAATATGATAAAATTATTTTTCAAATAACCACTCCTGGTAGAATCACTTATTGGCTATCGGATAAAAAAGAGTTTTTAAACAATAGGACAATTATTAACAATTATTCTTATTTTAATTACAGCTTAGAGGATATACAAGTTGTCACTCCGGCTATTTTAAATCAATTTAAATTATCGTCACCTTTTTGGAAAACAGATAAAGGTAAAAGACAATATGCACAGCTACATTATGGTAAGCTAAACCATGAATTAATTGATTGCGAACATGAGATTTATCAAGATTATGTCAAAGCAAATACAGATTTTTGTTTTACCCAAAAAAATATTGTAGAAGAGTGTAACAAAGATTTTAAAAAAGACTGGGCCGGTCATTTTTATACAGATGGACATAAATGGCAGGCTGATTGGGTAGAAAGCCATTGCAAAGAAAAGGGCATATTATAATGTTTGAGCTTGGAAACGGAATAGATATATCAGCTGTAAAAAGCAAACGCTTTGGCCAAGTTATGGAGTTCTATAATCGTATAGGATTTTTTGATCGATTTCCCCATTTTACAGTAAATGGATTTCCAATATACTTTGACATTACTAAAAAAAGAATTGGTATAAATTTAAGTTCGGGAGCAGATAGCACCTTGTTAGCATACTTGCTTTGCGAAGCTATCAAAAAAACAGATTGTGATATAAAAATATTTCCTATTACATTTGCACGCCACTGGGAACATAATAAATGGAACGAAGATGCTAAAACAGCAGTGTATGAAGATCTTGCAGAGAGATATCCGCAGATTATACAACCTCAACTTTGGACAATGTTGCCAACTGCATATGAGTTTACACCTGTTAGCATGTTAATGTTCAACGATGATTATACAAAACCAAGAGAATTAATTGAAATGGATGCAAAAATAGAATTGTTTCATTTTATGGAGTATAATACCTGGGCAGCAAGACATTATGAATTAGGAGTAATGTATAATGGTAGTAATGTTGTGCCTGAAGTAGAACTTTCGTCTATGCCTGTTCATAGAAAACACGAAACTTTGACAGCAGGTGATCAGCTAGAGGTAGTTGCGCCAATTGAAAAGTTTGGTGCAAATTTTGTGCAGGCAAATCCTTTTGGTTTGATTGAAAAGGATTGGGTTATTGCACATTATGATTATTTCGGTATCACAGATTTATTAGAAAAAACAGTGAGTTGCGAAGCAACACTTCATGGTTGCGGAGCATGTTTTCATTGTGATGAAAGGGCTTGGGCTATAAAAAATAAAAATAGGATTTTAGATGCATTATGAACTCCAGCATTGTAACTGTCAATCTATATAGCGGTAGGAAATTACACGAATATTATAATCCGCATACTTGGGATACTTTCTGGAATACAATTAAACATTTAAAATATGCTGACAAAGTTCATTTAGTATGTTATATTGGTATTGTGCAATTAATGGAATTATCTGATTTAGTCAAAGCAGTAATAGATTTGGAGTGTGATACAGTGCAGTTTGTAATATTAGAAAAGGAACAAAATCCTGCATTGTTATATGAAAAATTTGAGTCACATGTCAACGGAGAAATTGCGATTGCAAAAAATATTGTAAAAAAATTTACAAACAAACGCTATCAAAATTTTAATGAAACAAAATTATTAAACACATATAACAATAATACTTGGGATGATGTTGTAGCACTTAAAAATTTATTAATAAGTTTAGAAGAATTATTCCAAAATCCTGTAAAAAACAGTGACGAATATTGGAGACAATTCACAGATATGTTAGTAAGCAATTTAGAAACTAAAAATATAAACGATTATGTAGATAGTTATAAACTAGTTGGAGGCGAAATATATTCAAATGTTTGAACAAAACAATAAACTATATGACAAATTGCACAAAGATTTGATACGAACAAATATAAATGGATTAGACATAATGTTTGATTCAAAATGGAAGCGTATTGGCGTAAATTTGAGCGGCGGCGCTGATAGTTGTTTGCTTACTTATTTGCTCTGTAAAATTATATCGGATAATAATTTAGATACAAAGATTGATGTAATTACATATCAACGATGTTGGGAAACTAGACCATGGCAAGGGTATGTAAGTTTAGAAGTTTATAATTATCTATGTAATTTATTCCCAAATATATTAGCAAATAGATATACTACTTTTATACCTCCAGAATTGGAACACGGTGCTATTGGTCCTATAATAAACGGCAGAAGTGTGGACCAAGTAATTGTTGGTAGTTTTAATAAATTTGCATCATGGAATTATAACTTAGATGCAGTTTTTAATGCAACTAGTAAAAATCCAGATGATACTCGCAGTGATCGTATGCAAAATAGAGATAAAGATGCAGCAGACGGAAAGCTAATAGACTTGTGGATTTATGCAAATAAACTTAATACAGTATTTGCTCATCCTTTTAGATTTGTAAAAAAAGATTGGATTGTAGCTCAGTATCATATTTTTGAGATTTTAGATTTATATAATACAACACGCAGTTGTGAAGGAGATATAAATCATAATCATGCAGTATCTGATGTTTGCAAGGATTTTACAGAATATTCAGACGGTATGCATATTCCAATATGTAACGAATGTTGGTGGTGCGAAGAAAGAACCTGGGCAGAATCGCAAGTTGAAAATGTAATTAAGGAAATATATGAGCTTTGATACAATAGATTTACTTACCGGAAAGGTATTTCAAGTAACTTGGGACACAGGCAGACGCTGTAATTATGATTGCAGTTATTGTCCTGCGCATAGGCATGACAATTTTAGTAAACATGCTACACTTGAAGAACTTAAAAATAATGTTGATTTTCTATTTGAATATGTAGATTTGCATATGAACTATCTAAAGATAAAAAAAGCAAGTTTTGGTTTTACAGGTGGCGAGCCCACAGTAAATCCAAACTTTATTCCATTCGCACAGTATTTAAAACAGCAGTATGAAGAAAAATATTCAGATAGTTGGTATGCAGGTTTCGCTCTTACTACTAATGGCGCAATGAGTGAAAAGATGGGCCAAGCAGTAATGGAAAATTTTGGACATGCTACTGTAAGTTATCATGCCGAAAGCGATAACAAACTGAAACAACAGGTTAAGGACCGTATAAAACAATTTTATTTACAAGGTCCATCACACGAATTTACTGTAAGTGTCAATGTAATGTTTCATGCTGCTTACTTTGACGAGTGTAAAGAGTTGTGTGATTATTTGCATGAGCTTGGAGTTAGCTACGTTCCTAGAATTATAGGAGAAGAGCCAGATAGTAAAAGTAATTTTGCTCATCAATATACTGATGAACAATTAGATTACATGAAAAATTATTGGAAATACAAAAATGAAAAGTTAAATGAAACAGCTGAGGAAACAAATATTTTAAGTGCGGCAGGAAAAAAGACATCAGAAGGTAAAAAACTAGGATTAACAATAGGACGTCCGTGTTGCGGAAGTAGAGAAATGTGTCTTAGCAAAGATGGGGAAAGTAGAAATGCTACTTTTGTAGACTTTAGAGAATTCAAGGGCTGGAATTGCAGTGTAAACTGGTTCTTCCTACATTTAGAACAACAAACAGATAGCATTTACCATCATCAAACCTGTCAAGCTCGGTTTGATAAAACTAGAGGACCTATTGGTAAAATTAGTGAAGGTAAAAAATTAGTAGAAGATTTACGTAAAAAAATGGAATCCGGAACTTTGCCAACTGTTATTTGTCCGAAACAAACATGCGGTTGTGGACTGTGTGCTCCAAAAAGTTTATACAAAGATAAATTTTTAGAAGTTTTAGGAAATCATTTAGATTTAGGAGTGTTAGATGATTATAACAGGTAACAAGACAGAAGGCGTTGCCGGCGCTTTAGCAAAATTATATCCTGATGCTGAATTTTGCAGTAGACAAAACGGGTTTGATTTCGGACGTAAAGCCGACCAAGAAAGGCTTGCTGACCTTGTGTGTCATCATGATATATTTGTAAATTGTGCTGCTTTGTTTAAATTTAATCAGACTACGCTTTTAAACATAGTATATCACAAATGTGTGTTAGAAAAGCATAATTGTCACATAATAAATATAGGCAGCACAACGGATCGTGTTAAAAAAGGTGGCGCATGGTTGTATAATGCTGAAAAGAAAGCATTACAAGATTATTCAAATACATTAGGCTTGACAGGTGTTTGGGCAAGTGGACCAAAAGTAAGTTACATTAGTTTTGGAACATTGAGTAACAATGCAGAAAAGCATCCTGAGCGAAAATTACTAGATATTGACAAAGCAGCACAATATATAAAATGGATAGTTGAACAACCAAAAGATTTAGTAATTAATGAGCTAAGTATAGATCCTATGCAACCGGAGTTTTGGCACAAATGAATGACATAGACAAGGTATACTGCCCATTGCCCTTTAGGGCATTAGCATTTAAAGAATTTATAAATGGAAAATTATCAGGTGCTACGCCTTGCTGTATGATGCTTAACACGCTAGATGACGGATTTGAAGATACAACTAAAAGATTTGAAATACCTAATGTAGAAAATTTAACACCAGATGAAATTTTCAATAGCGAACGTATGAAAGAACTGCGACAAAACATACTTAATGGTAAAAGAGATTCGGCCTGTAAGGTATGTTGGCAAGCAGAAGACAGAGGCGTTAAAAGTTATAGAGAATATATGAAGGCCGATGAGGTAAATTTTGAACCTAAATTACGAGAAATAGATCTAAGTATTAGTAATGTTTGTAATTTAGCATGTAGAATGTGTGCTCCTACAAATAGCAACTTGTTACAAAAAGATCATAAGTTTTTTAAAGACAATGGTAAGTATGGAGAAATATTAAAAGCAACAAATGGACGTTGGTATACTAGTTTTCCATATGATGGCGCAAAATCAAAGCAATGGCACTGGATTGTTGAAAATATACAACACTTAGAAACATTAAAAATGTCAGGCGGCGAGCCATTTTACGATAGAAAAGTAATAGATCTTTTACAAATGTGTGTTGACAAAGGCTATGCAAAAGATATTTCGCTAGAATTTCACACCAATACTATTTGTTTTGACGATAAAATTATTGGATTATTAAAAGAATTTAAAAATAGACACACTTTTAGTATAGACGGAGTTGGAAAAGTATATGAATACATCAGGCATCCAGCAACATTTGAGCAGCTTGATGCAAGTTTACAATTATATGTCAAACACATGCCTCAAAAAATGTTGCACATAAATTATGTTGTTTCTATACTTAATGTTTTTAGCACAATTGATTTTTTAGACTACATGGAAAGTTTAAATGTTGAATATCATGTGTTTTTCAGCGAGGTATTTCCTAATACCAGAGGCACAGGGTTGCGGCATTTAAGTTATGATTTACTTGAGCAAGCACACTGCCTTGTTTTAGACAATTTTGACAAATATGGCAAAGAAACTATGGTAAGATTAGAACAAGTTGTTAAAAATGCAAAAGAAAAATGCAATACAAACCAATCTCTGGCATTAAAAGAGGTAAAATTATTTGATGAAAGTCGTAATCAGTCTTATGAAGATTATTTGGATAAAAGAATTTGCGAGTGGTTGAATGGAAAATAACGCTTGGTCTACTAAAACACTAGAATGGATAGATATAGAACTTACCAGTTTTTGCAATATCAGGTGTAAAGGCTGTTTTAGAGTCCTATCGGAACATGCAGATAAAATTTTAAACACAACCTACTTAGATTTAGAAACAATACAAAATAAATTTAAAAAAGAAATGTTTCCAAACATAAGAATAATTAATTTTTGCGGAAGTGTAGACGAACCTTGCAGCCATCCCCAATTTTTTGATATTGTAAAACACTTTGCAACATGGAATTGCCACATCAATATTGCCACCAATGGTAGTTTACGAACAACACAATGGTGGGAAACACTTGCAAAAATACTGCCTAAAAGTCATAGAGTAACTTGGGGCATTGATGGTAGTGATGAACTGTCTGAAGTGTATAGAGAAGGTAGTAATTTCAAAAAAGTCCAAGAAAATTTTAGGGCTTTTATTAAAGCAGGCGGACAAAGTGTATGGCAATTTATTAGTTTTGAGCATAATGAACATCAACTTGAATCTGCAAAAAAACAAGCAAAAGACGAAGGGTTTAAAGATTTCAAAACTATAATCAGTCATAGAGAAGATACAAAAGATATTAAACACAAAAGAGAAAAAAGAGATCCAAATCCTCAGCCTCGTCCTTGCATTAGTTGCAAGTATGCCAATCAAAAAAGGATCTTTGTAAATCATATGGGCAATGTAATACCTTGTTGTCACTTAAACAGTAAAATGTTAGAGTTTCCTGTAAGCGGTGCTATACATGATAAATTTGAGAATTTATTGATTGAACATGATTACGAAAATGATATAAATTTAAAAAATGTTAGTATTGAGCAGGCAATGAACGGCAAAATATGGAATGACATACAATCTAGTTGGACAGATAATGAACGTATACCTCGTTGCGAGCATGTATGTGCAGAAAAGAAGAGAGATAAGTTTTTAAAAGAAAAACTTTGACAAAAATAGCATTGGTTAGTATAATATAATATGAGCGAAGATCTAAAATGGAGTAACTATGATTTCACCAAAATCCCCTTTGACAATATTGTGTCTGTTGGGCAACGCACTTTGCTGTATCGTGATATTTTTACTGTATCCTGGTTACTGGGCAGATTTTGCAACTACCGTTGCTCTTACTGCTGGCCCTACGCCAGAAGTGATCGTAAAGACCACCGACCTACCGAGCTCTGTTTACTCACAGTGGATGAAATTAAACGACAAGCCCGGAATAACGGATTTAATAGCTTTCATTTTAGCCTTAGTGGGGGTGAACCTACTTTTCATCCCGGTTATCTGGACATACTTAGCCACCTTGCTGAAGATGTAGATAACACTAATTATACCAGTGTTCATATGACATCAAACTGTTCAAGAAATATGAAATGGTTTGAAACTTATGTAGAACGTGCAAAACCCTTTCATAGAGCAAGTATTACAGCAAGTTTGCACACAGAACATTTAGATACAAAGGAGAAGATGCAGGACTTTGCAGACAAGTTAATCCTGTGTCAAGAGCATGATGTTCAAATTACAATTAACATGGTTATGGTGCCTGAATGGTTTGAAAGAGACTGGGAAAATGCACTGTTCTTTCATGAGCAAGGAATCAACGTTACCCTCAAACCACAATCGGATCCTACTGCATCACGTGTGGTCGACGGATATAAAGAAGAAGATTTAAAACGACTTTGGAATGGAATGCCACAACGTGCATACACAGAGAGCAAACGTAAATGGTCTGATCGTCCTAAGCCTAAATTTGAAATACCAAAAGATGTTATGCATAAGCCAGATGCTAGTGTGCCATGGCATTTTCAAGTAGAATTTAGAGATAGTGAAGGCAAGGCATGGTATATGGATCAAGCAGAACGTTTTAATGCATTTAACTTCAACAAATTCAAAGGATGGAATTGTAATGCAGGTTATCAAGGTATTATTATACGTGAACCTGATGGCAGTATAAAACGTTCCTATAGTTGTCATGACGTGCCTTTGGGAAATATAGAAACAGGATTTAAATTGTTTGATAAAGCAATGCCCTGTATTACAAATAGTTGTGTAAGTAGTGCAGATAGTAAGATACCTAAAAGGAAAGTAAATCAGTAAAATCTAGGTATATATAATGAAAGGAATAAAATATGACTGACATAGCCGAAAGAGTAAAAAAAGTTATAAAGGAATCATTAGCTAAAGATTCAGTGACTGAATCATCTAATTTTATAGACGACTTAGGCGCCGATAGTCTTGATGTCGTAGAGATTGTAATGGATTTAGAAGAGGAATTTGGCATTACAATTGAAGATACTGATGCCGAACATATAAGAACTGTAGGCGATGCTATTGAATTTTTGGAAAAAATATTAAATACATAATATAGGACAATAAATGATCAAATATTCTCATGCTATTTTTATTTTACAAATAATTGCTTATTGTAGTATTATACCAATGTTGTTATATGCAGATTGGTATCATTATATTATAGCAATTTTAATTTATTTTTTAAATGGTTGTTTAGGAATGATAATGGGATATCATAGACTTGTCACTCATAGAAGTTTTGAAGCACCGGTATGGTTTGAAAAAATGATTGTATTGTTTGCTACAATTGGTTTAACTGGACCTGCTATTGATTGGGTAGCAATACACAAAGCGCATCACAGATATGCTGATACAGAAAAAGATCCACACTCCCCAGATTATTTAGGAAAATTTAGAGTGCATTTTTTGACTATGTTTGCAAACGTTAATCCAAAATATGCAGGCCGCATTCTCAAAAATACATTTTATAGGTTTCAGCGCAAATATTATTTTTTAATCAATATATTGTATGCTGTATGTCTTTATGCTGTTGACCCGTTTGCTGTAATTTATGCTTGGTTATTTCCTGCTGCATTAGTGATAGGGTTTGGCACAGCTATCTTGAGCACTTCGCACAGGAAAAACAAGCCGCATAATGATTTTATATTAGCAATATTGACTTGGGGTGATGCATTCCATGAGGAGCATCACGATCATCCTAATAAAGCAAGATTACACAAATGGGATATCACAGGAATAATTATTGAAACTTTTTTCAAAACTAAATACACAACAAAAGATGCAAATTGAGGATATATGGGCTGGAAAGGCATAGGAATCAAACCTAATCAGTTGTCTTTTTGGCAGATAGATTATGCAATAAGATACGGCATACTTTTTAAAAACTTAGAGGAATTAGATGAATACCTGGAAAAAAAGAACCGAATTACCTGTATACAAACAGCTTAAACAATTTCAGTTTGATCCAAAACTGTTAGTGGAAGCATATGAAGAATTTACTTCAAATAAAGTCTGGGACGGGCTGGGTAACGAATATTCGAACATGTGCAAAACATATACTAATTTACCAAGTATGTTTTTTCCAGAAGACGAGTTAAAGGGTGTAACTTGTATTACCGAATTAGATTTTGAACAAACAAGCTATAAGCAAATTAGTTTGGTAGGATTTGATGAGAATTACAATTTATCTCAACGCAAAGAAAAATCAGGAACACGATGGGATAATCAAATTGCAAAAAACAACCCAAAAGCTGATGAAAGATTTTTTAGGAAGCGCAAAGATGATGTGCCAGAATATTTTAATTATGTATTAGACACTATTGGTAGAGATGTTGTTCACCGCACACGATTTGCAAATTTAATGCCCAAATCGTCAATTGATCCACATATTGATTATAATACAGAATATGGTGTTAGACTGCATATACCTATTATAACAAATGATGGTTGCACTTTTGGAGGAATAGATCCAACTACTGGTGAAACAAAGGAAAGACATTTTCCAGCAGATGGTAGTGTATGGTTTATCAATCCAGGAGTAAAGCATTGGGCAACTAACGACGGTGATGAAGAAAGAATACATTTAATTGTAAGTGTAGATAGTCAGGAGATTTTAAATGATTAAAGGTGCAATAGGATCGGGAACAATGACGCCATTAGTTTGGCGCATAAAAGCATTGAATATAAGTTTTCTTATTGGAGTGTTAAGTATTCCTTTTTTCTTTTCTTGGAACTGGTTACTTATAGGATTGTTTGTAACATTTTGGTTTGAGGTCCTTGTAGGTAATGGATATTGTCACAGGTATTATGGCCATAAAACTTACGAGCCAAAACCTTGGTTGAAACCGATACTAGACTTTTTAGTGCATTACCAGGGATTTGGAAGTTTATTAACATGGAAAGCGTATCATATCAGACATCATGAGTTTAGTGATGAAGCAGAGGATAGTCATAATCCTCAACATGGAATAAAATATATCTTTAGTGGCGCTTGGGGACAGTTACCAAAAGAATACTACGCTGAACAATTAAAGGATCCTGTCTTAGTTTGGTATCATAGGAATTATTGGAAAATGCATGTGGCTATTAGTATATTCTGGTTAAGTTTAGGATCTATATTAGCTGGAGGATTTGATCCTAGATTTTGGATTTTCTTGTATGCTATGCCTGGTTTATATGCTGTGGTAAGTGCATATGTTTTAATCTACGGACCTCACGTAGATGGAGAACCTGTTGACCGTTGGTGGCTAGATTTTTATACATTCGGCGAAGGTAATCATTTGTATCATCACATATATCCGTGGAGTTATCGCTTCGGTAAATGGGACATTACAGGCTTTTTAATAGAAAAATTAACTATGAAAAAAGATCCTGAAAAAATAGCAGCAGTGAGACAATCATGGATAGACCATTGGGGATATGAAAATGGATATGGACAAGCGTATAAAAAAGCACCTAAATGATGTTTATACAAATTTAGAAGGCAACCCTACTGATTTTTTAATACCAGTTCCATCTTTAGATGCATACATAAGTTCAAATGATTTTATATCTGTATACAATGAAGTGACTACAGATAAAAAAGACAGATACGCATATGGACACAAAATATATGCTGACGATTTTCCTGTGTTTGATAGATTACGTGAAGCTTATCCTGCTTTTAAAGATTATTTCTTTTTTCTCAAAACAAATAGAGTAGTAAAAACATATCCTATACATATTGATGGTCCTGGCGAATTTGATTCTAAAGCAGGCGTAAACTGGCCTTTAATAAATTGCGATGAGCAAAGTGATACAGTGTGGTATGAGCCTGAGGAGCATGATTTTTACTATCATGAAGTCCAAAATAGTATATTTTTAAAAGATAATGTAAAAACAAAAGAAATATATAAATTTCATTTTGTTGATCATACACCTCATTTGTTTCGCGGCGATGTGTGGCATACTGGCATAAACCATAAACATCAAAGAGAATTTAGAGTAATGGTTAAGTGGGAGCTCACTGTAAATAATTGGCAAGAGGCGCAAAATGCACTTTTTATTGCCTAATGACAAAGAAGTAACTGATTTCCGTGCTAGACTATATGAAGAAGATTTTGGTATATCTGCATCGTATTTAAGCAAATTTCAATACAAGAGCGATTACGATGACGAATTTGCTGGGCATAAAGATTTAGAAGATATTTACAAATATAGTGATATAAAATATTTAAACAGTGGCATTGAACAAGTTTTGATGACTGAAGATAGAACAATGATATCTGGCGGAACCTTCTTTGACGGAGAGTATTATCGTGCAGGACATTTAGTATACTGTTTGAAAAATTATCGAAAGCAAAACTACAGTTGGATGTATCAGGACTTTGGTGCATTATACGGTCATATTAAAAGAGCAATAGAATTAAATATTCCTAAGGTAATAATGTGTCACTGGCCGCATAACTCTCGTATAAGAGCAAACATAGAAAACCACAAAAGAAAACTTATTGGAAGGCACTTGCATTATTTTATGCAAATGGAGCATTTAGGTGCCTGGAATGTTAATGAGGTAGAGCAAGAAGTTTTTGTTTATGATATTCCTAAACGTTTTAAGGAAATTGAAAAATTCACAATGACTGAAAATATTTTACCAATGGGAGAATATGAAACTTTACCGGTTACTTCTAAATATGGTAATACTCCCGAAAAATATGGATGTGTTGTAAAATTAAATATTGACCCAATTGATCATGAACAAATTCGTCACGACATGCATACGTTTAAAGAAACAAAAAAACATTATTTTCAAGAACGGTTGGATATATATAAAGTTCCGCCTAGTGTAGCGGCGAATTACCTCAAATACGTAGGATTTTCGGGAGAAACCTATGATAGCACAGGTTTAAATATCACTGGCACAGCAGAGCTTGACCCTAATATACCTAATAGTATTTTAGAGGCATACAGTAAAGTTCAATCTAAATTGTTTAGGCAAAATTTTGTAGTTGCAATGAACGGATGGAATACAAAATGGCATAGAGATCATTCCACACCATTAATGCATGGATTTAGATTAATGATACCGATTGATCCTGTTGTTATGTATTTTAGAACTGGAAAAGTAGAATTGCAGCCAGGACATTATTATTTTGTTAATAATAGTTTAGAACACAAAGGATCATTGCCAGATGGATACGAAAGAAGAGCAAATCTAATGGCACAAATGGATAGCGATATTGATATTTTAAATGGTGATATTATTTTATAATATCATCCACGATCAAATCTTTGTGCATTTTTAAAAGTGATTGCATTCTTAATAGTAATACCTTGTTTGACTGTGGTGTTTCTTCTCGGAAAAGTAGTTTGTTGGATTTTTGTTCCATCTTGATAGCCTACTTTTGCTGAGCCGCCTTCTAAACTATTATAATCATTCCAGTTACTATCTGTAGAACTAGTAGATTCTGTTCCTGGATAAAAATCGCTAGAGTCTTGATTATCTAAAGAGTTTATATATGAAAGAACATCAGTATAAGTCCAGTTTCTATTCAGGCCTACAAGAGTAGAAATAAAACCTGCTGCAACAGGACAGGCAGCACTTGTTCCGCTGAAAGCACAATCTTCTGGCACACCCGAACCACTACCACTGTCGGCTGTGAAGCCAGGGTATACATCAGGATAGCGTCCTTCGCTAGTATAAGCTCTGTTTGCAGCTAATGTTCCATCTGCAGGCATGTAAAAATCAATACCATTGCCTCTATCACTGTAATTTACTTTACGCTCTCTATTACCTGAGCTAGTATCATAATCATCGTCTAGCGCACCTATGTTAATAGTTTTGTAAGAAACAGGAGCACTGATAACAGTAATGGTTCCGTTCATGCCGTTATGCGCACTACATTGGTAATAGTAAATACCTACATCGGTAGGTGTCCAACTTATTGTTGCACCACTATTAGCACCTTGCCCTGTTGCACCTGTAACTTGATCTCCTGTGCCAGTGCCTTGCACAGTTTTGAAATACATTGGATGACTTGCACTTGCATTGTTGGTAATAGCAATTGTATCGCCAGCAGCTATCCTTATATCTGCATTATCGCCTGCAACAGAACCATCTCTATCATTGCCGTTACTCAATGTATATGCAACACTGCCGTTGTTTGTTGCATCAAGAGTGTATGATGCAGTAGGACCTGTGGTTTTGCCACCTTGTTGCGGAAAGCCTCGTCTGTTAGTAGATCCTGTTACTTCTACGCTAAATTCTGTAAAACTACTTTCTTCTAGTGTGTCTGTATTATTACTTGCGATATAATTATCGAAATCTTGGTGTCCCCAGTTAGTTTGTTTCTGATTACTGTTTCCAGCAGCACATACGAATAACACACCACTATCTATGAGTTCATCTAGGGCTGTAGTTAGCGAGTTGGTTTTCATTTCGCTTTTCCAACGCCCTAAATCGCCTGTGACACCCATGTTAGAAATAAATTCTGGTTCGTCGCCTGTGCCGCCATATGCCACTGGATCAGCGCCTCTAAAGTGGTAATATACTCCACCTTTGTTTGCTCTATATCCCCAGCTATTTGAACTTACTGTAGGATCTTGTGTTTTGTATTTTGAATTAATTGGTTTTGACTGATGGAAGATTTTTTGCATATCAAATCCGGGTTCAATATCAGCACCGCTGGCTCCATACAAGTTTAATACCCACTTATTAGCATTGTATGCCCATCCTTGCGTTCTGCCGTATGTAAGTGCCATACAAGGGGTGCAGTGGGTGCCTACAGCGCTCTGTGCAGTGTTGCTACCGTTACAAGTAGATCTTGTATATGCAGAATCTATAGTCGCTGTAGTGCCTACGCTAGGATGTCTTGCATTAAATTCGCTACTGCGATTGCTTGTGCTACTCCACCATCCTCTTGCAAAACTTTCTACAGGAACAGTTGTGCCGTCCCAACGTGTTGTCAATCTATTGCCTGCATCAGCATCAAAGTATTCTGGATCTAAATAATATGGTGCATCTAAACACAAGTCTAATACATCGCACGTTCCGTTGCCTGGTAATTTGTTTCCGCCTGTATAGTCCGCTGGTGCAACACTATTTGAACAATTGTTTTGAAATTCAGGATGCCCTATCCATCCACCCCCGTCGTCTGCAACAATTACGTCTACATCTCTACCGTCAGCATATTGCGATATATTACTAGGGTAAACATAATTATCTGCTTGTGAATTATCTACCCACGGGTCTAGCTTTTGCATTGGACGAAGCAATTGATATCCTGTTCTGTTTATATCTGTTGCATCTGGTGTGCCTGGTAGTGTGTTTGATGTTTCAAACTCTCTATAGTTTTTGACTGTTCCTGCATATCGTTCTAAAATTTCTGCAGGAGTTGACTGTAACTCTTCTGGTGGCGGTTTATAAGTTTCGGGGTAACTTGTATAGTCGATGTTTATCCATTTTATACGTGCATCTGCTTTTAAAGCCGTTGCTTCTTCGTCTGTTAAAAGAAAAATACCTCTTGTAGGACTGCCTTCTTTATCGTCTGTGCAAGTGCAAGCTCTGTCGGGTATATTTGCTATTCCATCTGTTGCACCGCATAAATCGTCGTGTATTGCTTGCCATTGTTCGGCAGTGTGTGTTCCTAACTGGTAATATTTTTCAGCCATGCTGTTCCCTTAAACTATTGGACTTGTATCTAATCTTACCCAAGAACCGTTTTGGTATACTTGGTATCTGTTGTCATCTGTGTTGTATATCATATCACCATTTTCAGCACTTAATGCATCTCTTTGTGCATCTGTCAAGTTTGCTAATTTAAACGGTGATTGTGTAACTTCTACTCTTGTGCCTGCTGTAAGTAAAATATCTGTAGCTGACTCAAGTTCAGGAGTTCCTGCACCGGATGTGATAATGTTTTCTACTTCGATTGTATCTGCTGTAATTTTGTTTGTAACAGTAAGATTATTTTCGACTGTAAGATCACTACTGATCAGCATTGAAGGTGTAATGGTAATTTGGCTACTGTCACTTGTATCTAAGACACTGCCTGTAAATGTGAACGACCCTACATCTGCTGTAGTAATTGCATCTGTAATTCCATATCCTGCTACAGTAGTAGGTGTTCCTGTAAGCGAACTAAATGCTCCGTCGAACAATGTAGGAGTTCCTGTAAGATCGCCATATGCACCACTTGTAGCCACTGCGGCTAGTGTAGGTGTGTTTGTATGGTTATTGTAATCTAAGTAGTATGATGGATATTGTCCATCAAGTGTAACTGCGTCACTGGCAGGAGCAGGTGCTGCACTACCTCCAGATACATATGCTGTATATGCTGTTCCGTCTACAGTGCTGGTCAAACCTGCATCACTGTAAAGTGCAAAGGTATCAAGTGTTAAAGTATCAACAAAATAGCTGTTACCGTTTAGCTCTGTCATACCAACAACATCAGTAATAGTTACTTTCTGTCCATCACCAAAACCGTGTGCTGCACTTGTTGTTACAACAACCGGATTTGCTTGTGTAGCGCCGCTAACCGTCGCTGCACTACCGCCTGAGCCTTGTAAATCTGCACTAGCAATCCAGCTAGCACCATCAAATTTTAACACATCGCCTACTGATGCAGTTCCTGCACCTAGCACTGCATATGGAATTTCGCCATTTACACCATCTACTAAAATTGTGCTATCATCTGCTACAAGTGTTCCTTTGTAATTTCCTACGAAACTAGGCGCTGTGACAGTGCCAGTAAATACTCCGCCGCCCCTTACATCTAGTGTCTGAGCTGGAGTCTGGGTGCCTAAACCTAATTTTTCATCTCTCCATATCATAGTTGATGATTCAGGAAAAGCACTAGTTGAATCAGAATAAAAAACTATAAAATCATTACCACCATTTATACCTGCAGTGGTTACAGCACCATTTAAATCTTCTCTTCCAAAATATATACTACCATATTGTAGAGGATCTGCAGAAATATCGCCAGCCGATCTACGCATAAGATCAAGTGCTGCGAAGCCATCATCTGAATATACATTAATATTGTAGTTGCCTGTGTTAGCATTATCTATTGATATGTCACCCTCGCCTTCCATAAAGGCTACGTTAAAATGTTTTGTTGCAGCATTTACAAGAACAGTAGTATCTGTAGCCACCAAATTACCAACTACCTGTCCTTGAAATTCACCTGTAGCGATAACATTTACACCTTCAATATTGGATTCACTTGATATACTACCTGTAAGATCAATATCTCCAGGGCCGGCTAATATTGTTCCTGTATCTAGATATATGTCATTTGTAAATGTAGATTGTATATCAGTAAGTGATAGAACAGTTCCTGTTGCTGTAGATTCGATGCCTGTTATGCTGCCACCACCGCCGGAGCCGTTACCAACTGCTATTCCTCCTATAGAGCCGCCTTCGCTTTGTAGGCCATTACCTACAAATACTTGTTCAAGGTCTATATCATAGACTAGTTCGCCTTCTTCAAAGTAAAGCTGGGTTCTATCAGCTGTGCTTCCTCGTTTCAGTCGCAATGCCATATCAAATTTCTCCTACAGTGGTGTTTTATATATTTATCACTATTAGAGATTTATCAAAACTTATCAATACAAAAAACAAGATGAACTCTATTGTTTTTGCTGGCATTGATAGCTGTATGTGGTTGTCTAGTGTCAACTATATATGTTTTTCCAAAAGGCAATCTAAATACCTTATCTTTGATAACCATAAAGCAATCATCGTTTGTATATATAGGAATATGCAATCTTGGAGAAGGATCTTTGTGCATAGTCAAACAGGTTTTGTAAATACTTTTCATAAATCTGCCTCTATACACATTATAACCTGCGTTTTTAATTTTTTCTATAATGGTATCAAAATATGTGTTTTTGAAATAGTCGCAGGTTTGATTTATTTCAGTTTCAACAAGCATATCAGTGCGTAAAGGAACATCGCCATTGCCGTCATAGTTTACCCAGTCGTAGTATAAACTTCCTGTAGATTCATATAGTTGATTTTCAATAGCACACTCGGATCTAGCTTGTATTGCGATTTGTTTTAGGTGGTCTGCTTCAACAAGTTTTTGATCTATATCTAATTTGTTATACTCGTCAAGCATGAGAGTATAGTCTATATCGATATCTATTTCTTTTATCAGCATACCACTATTTATTGAGTTTTAAAAACCGATTGGTTCGCTTACTAATATCAGTTTTAAGTCGTTCTAAATCTAGTCTAAAATCTACAGTTGATATTGTTTCTTCGTATTCATTAAAAAATTCGTCTAGAACAGTTTCGGGATCGTCACCAAGATCCCGATTCATCATATCAATTTCCCAAATCGTTTTATCCTGAAATGTAACCACTAAAGTGTTAACATAGTCTAGCGGGATGTAGTCCATGTTAATTTCACGAAATATATTTTCCCAATAATCTTTTCCGTGCTGTGGTTTTCTATTAGGCACTCTCTGTAGATTTCTTTGCTGCTGACTTTCTCTTTGTAGGAACCAGCTCTTCTGCTTGCTCTCTAAGGGCTTTTGCTTCTTTGAAAAGTGCGTCTGCCTGTGAACGGTATTGAGCAGCAAGGTCTGCATCACTAAGAATACCGTCATCTACTGGTGCTGTTTCAGTATAAGTAGCAACAGGATCTACATTTTCTTCGACTGGAGCAGGTTGTTTTGTTGTGCCATCTGGTCCCTTAAGAGCTAGATCTGCAACCGTAACGCCTTTCTGCTCTGCAACAATTTTATTTAAATCTGATAGTTTTACACTTGACGTAGTGGTAGGAGTCATTTCGATCAATTCAGTTGATACTTTACTCATCTTTCCTGTGGTATGAAATCCAGCTAACATATTGCGTCCATCAGGCAAAGTTGTGCGTGACATTTGTTCCGCAAATTCGTAAGCCTGTTGACCTGAAGCTGATTCAACTGCTGTCATTAATGCATCATGTTCTCCAGAATCAAGAGACTCAGTAGGAATGATAAGACAATGTTCTGGCTCCCCAGGAACTACTCTGTATGCAACGATTACTTTTTTTTGATTAGAGGCTATTCTGCCTACATGTTTAAGCGCCATTTGTCTCTCCATTTGTTTCAGCAGCAGCTTCAGCAGCAGCAGCTTCTTGAGCTTCTTTTGCAGCTTTAGCTTGCTCTTCTACATCTTTTAAAAATGCATCTAATTTGTTGTAAAGTGAGCCTACATTGGCTAATTCGTTTGCTTTGAATGCACTACGTTCAGTAGCCAATTCAATAATTGCACGTGCCAATGCAAGATCTTGAATATTTAATTCGTTGCTATTAGTTTGAGCTTGTGCTTCAGTCATTGATATAATTCTCCTTATGTTGTATATACCTAAATCTAGTTATTCGTATTTTAAATGTGGACAAGCAAGTAGAAAGAAACTTAATTCTTTTTTTGATTCAAAACCAACTGTGTATACACTTTGTATACTGTGCATTTGTTCGTCTTCTTTTAAACCTACATTTTGTCCAAAAAAGTAACGTCCGCTTAAATGATCCTCAATCCATTCGCAAATTGCTCTTTCTAAGTTATAACGCCTTGCAACATCAGTAGTTGCAAAGGTAGGAGGGCAAAATTTTACCCTCCTAAGTCGCAAGATATCTAAAGGATTGGGATCTTTTAACTTCACGCAGCCTCCTCGTAGTGAGCAGTAACACCAAACGGTCCTTCAAGATTTTTATCGTGATTGCTGTGGATAATAAACACAGTGTCACAGTAATCAGGGTCGCCCCAGCTATCCCAAGCGTAGCCGTCTGTAAACATGATGAATTTTTTAGGCTGAATATCGCGATCTTTCATGTATTTCCAGTTTGCCATAAAATCGGTGCCACCACCTCCGGCAATTTCGTATTCGCTAATATCACGGCCGTCGTCTGCAATAAAATCGTCCTCATTGTAAACGCTAGTGTCAAAACACCATACTTTAATTTTATAGTCTTGGTATTCTTCCATAATACCTTTTATTTCACCTAAGAAGTCAGCTGCCTGAGCATTGCCGATACTACCTGACATGTCAATACTTACACAAATGTCAATAGTATCTTGGAAGTTCATGCCTGGCAAGATTGCACCGGTATGCCAGCCTTTGCGTGAAGGACGACTAAATGTGTAATCGCTTTTAATAGTGCTTTGGATTTGTTGACGTAGCAATTCACGCCAGTTCATTTTGGATTCAGTAAGGTCTTTGATAATACGTTGCACCCCTGCAGGAACATTGCCAGCGCCAGCAGTTTGTGCAGCATTGATCATTGCCTCTTTGATCTCGTCTTTAATTTGATCAAGTTCTTCTTTGGTGTATTTAGGACGCCCCTTGCCTTTACCTTCTTGATCACCGTCACCTTCCAAGTCCAAATGTTCGTCTAGCATTTCTCCTAGTTCTTGCAAAAATTCTTCGCCATTCTTTTTGGCTTGATCAAACAGCTCGTCATAAACTTGCTCGCTGCTCCAGCCACGATATTTAAAGTCTTGGAAGCAATCTACAATCTTTGGTTTCGCACCAATGCCTTGATCTAACAGTTCGTTGTTTACAATATAATCTGCTGCAATGTTATATAGCATCGGATTACGATCATGTCGCCTACCTAAGTGATCGTATACCATGTGAAAAATTTCATGGGCAATAACAAACTCAATTTCTTTATTATCCATTGCGTTGAAAAACTGAGTGTTGAAAAACAAATTACGTCCGTCTACGGCAGCAGTCATAAGCCATTCATCTGCTGCTTGGATGTTAAGTCTTGTAGCCATGTTGCCAAAGAATGGATGCCGTAGAAGCAGCCCAACACGAGCAGTTACAATACGATCCAACACTTCTACACGCATTGCTTCGAGTGCATCGGGCGTAATGTCAGGATCTGGTTGCCATTGTTTCAGTTTACTTTGAGTGTCTTTAGCAGTCATGATAACCTCTAATTTCAGTGCCTATGTTTCATACTAGCAATATTTAAAAGATTTGTCAACCTCTAAATAGAAAAAGTGGACGGATTTCTCCGTCCACCTTATGGCTTCATTAGGCCCCACGTGCAGCCTGGATATACTTACCATAGCGATCGTGGAACTCATCAAAGCATTCAACTTCGTCCGGATCAATCGGAAGAGCATATTGTGTAAGAGCAAGTTTAATACCCATAACAACCAACTCTGTTTCAAAGTTGTCCATTGCAAAACGCAAAAAGTTGTTAACTTTATCGTCAAACTTTTTATCGTTTGCATCGCTGGCTTCTTTGAGTTCGTAGCAGAGAGACACAGTCAAGGAATACTTGGCACTGATTTCTTGCGTTTTCAACTCTTTTACTTTGCCTAACAAGATGTCCGAAGGATTAGGCATATTTGCAGCAACTTTACGGTGTGCCATAAACTTAACTGCAAGACCTTCACCAACAGCACCTGCCACAAGATCTGTTGTAGTATATTCGTCTAGATCATCTTCTAGCAACTCACTTACAAACGACCAAGAACGAGGTGTAGCAAACGACCGGCTTGCACTTTTAGGATCGAAATCATAAAGATCCTGTTTAGCAAACTGCAAGTAACCTACAACGTCTTGGTTGATCTTGTTGTTGACAGCCCATTCGAACCAGTCATCAAAGTTTACACCCATTTCAAGGTGCACAAAACGGTTAGCAAGTGGAGCAGGCATACGATATGTAACGCCTTTATCTGCTTCACGGTTACCAGCCGCAACAATGATAACATTATCGGGCAACTTGTATTGACCTACCCGGCGATTCAGAATCAACTGATATGCCGCAGCCTGCACTGCCGGTGCAGCACTGTTCATTTCGTCAAGGAAAAGAACAATGTGGTCATATTGTGCAGCCATTGCCTCGTCGGGCAATTCTGCTGGCGCACCCCAAACCATTTTGCCTTGATTGGCATCAAAGTAGGGGATACCTTTGATGTCGGTGGGTTCCCACAACGACAGTCGAATATCAATTAGATGTGCATTAGACAGACTATTTGTAATCTGTGCAACAATATCGGATTTACCGATACCTGGAGGACCCCAAAGGAAAATGGGGCGTTGTTTACGCATAGCAAATTGCAGTGCGTTTTTAGCTTTCTTCGGTGTAAGAACTCGTGCTTCTGACATAACGTATTCCTTTTGTTTCAGTGCCTATACAAATAATATAGTGTATAACACCTAAGAGGTCAACCTCTTTTTTGTAATTTTATGCTGAAACTTCCAGGATTTTTTGGATTTTGTATGCACTCTCTTATATGGGGATGATTGTCTGCCCATATGTTCAATTCCTGCATCATCGCTCCTTGCCCTGTAATAACGTGACACTTTTTGTGTCCGCTATAATAAGCGGCTGTGACTTGACGATTGAAATATTGCCATGCTGTATGAATGTGCTGTCCGTGAAGATCTATGCGCATCAGCCTATTTTGATGCCGGCTCCTGCTTTGCCTTCGCCTAAATGTAATATAATGTCATTTATAGTGTTTAGGTTTATTTGTTCAGACTCTGACATACCTGGAGTAATGCGATTCATTAAATCACTTAAATCTACCAAGAACCGGCGATAATCTTCAGATTGCTCGTCTAATGGAATGTATACTAATCTGAATAAAGGATTGTTAGCTTCGTCTATAGCTGTATCCTCTTTGAGGATGTTAATAAATTTTTTGATATCGTCTGACATTATTGTTCTCCACGTTTATATTATTTATCTGTTTTTTGCCTATTAAGAGCTTTTGTTATTCCGTATTTTCTTATATCGCCGCTAAAAAGAGTCAATTCAACTGCTCGTTTTTCGTGTGTAACCGTAAGGCTCCGATTGGTAAGATAATACGGACAATCTATAAATTGATCTAAAAAAATAATCACTTGAGTAGTTATAGTCATATCTCTTGGAAAAGGAATATCGTATGTAGTGATTTCAATTTGTTGAATTGTATCGTAGCCCTCTTCTGTTAATCTTAATCCGCCCTTATCTTTGTTGCGTGTATTATGCCACCATACAGGCAGCATTGCTTTAACATTACTTTCGTTTGTGCTTTGTCCTAACATACGTAAAAATAGTTTGGTGTATGTTATTTTATCAGTCATTGCTTTGTAAAATTGTGCCTTGAGTGAGTTTTACAACATCGAACTCATCCGACTTGAACATTTCGTTTAATTTTTTAGCAAGATTAAATGCATGTCCAGGGTTAGAAAAACTTGTTTTTTTATATTTAGGACCAGGATAATTTGTAATAGCATTGCTGCTTTTTAAATTAAATGGTTTTCCTTTATAGAATACTGCCCATATTGCTTCCGCATCTAGCACTTGTTCGCACTTATAGGTTGCACTATTGGTGTATTCTAATAAAACAGTAGGTTTAGGTCTACTCATATCTTAACTCCATTATATACGTATTTATCATATTAGGAGTTATATGGTAGTTTTTTATTATGTCCAATCAGCGGAAGAACTGCCCATTGTTACAATAATATCCTCGTTACTTCCGCCATTTTCTTTAATAAACTTTTCCATGTCGCCGTTCAATCTTGCCATTGCAATTCCCAAAGCAAAGGCAATATTTTTTGCCTGCTCAATAGGAATCTTAACCTCTTTAGCACGACTTGCATCAGCCTGCTTTACCATTGCAATCAACTGCTGTAATGGTTGAGTATTAAGAGGTTCGATTGACATTACTTAATGCTGCTTTCATTTCAAATTCTGTTTTGAACGGACCTATAAATTCGTTACGCTCAATAGTAATTAGCTTTGGGCAAAAACTTTTCAACCAATTGACATTGAATTTTACAAGATAGTAGCCTGCACAATATACACTCTTAGACTTTTCACTCTTAGTAAAGAGAGGTAGTTTTTGCTTGATATCGAACATACTGTTGTATGGCTGTGTTCTAGTAGGATAGCCATGAACTTCTAGTTTATTTGCAGATTCAGGGCTTTCTTGAATGCTAGCAATCAGGAAATTTTTTCCAAATGTTTTACGAAGCTGGTTTTCACTTTTATAAAAGTCCGTTTTGCCACTTGTGGTAACAACAAATCCATCTTCGCTTTTGCTTAGAGTTCCTACTTTTTCACCTGCATTTTCTACAATCCAAAACTTGTCTTGTAAAATTGGTTTTGCTTTTAATGTCATACTTTATATCCTGCTTGTAAAGGCTCAGAAAATGCTGCTGCTTGATCTGCAATACGTTGCATATCCCAGCGAGCACAAAACTTCATAAGACGCATACCGACTTGACTAATTTGTTTTGTTTCTACATTGCGAACTGTATTGTCAATTTCTTGTCGAATATCATCTGGCTGTGCAGTTAAGTCACACAGCGTAACATTTCGTGTGTAATCATCTAGCACACGATGTTCAACACCTTCATGATCTACCCACCGCTGTAGCATCATGTTGTTCCAGTTGAATCCTTTAGTATCTTTGTCAGCAAATGCTTCTAGCAACCCCACCTTGTTCTTAGTGCCTTTCTTGCGAACACCTGGATATGCACTAAACACATTATCACTAGTATCGCCACGCATACACTTTTCAAATAGCAACCATTGTGGATCGGGGGCTGGCTTCTCTTCTTTAGTTTTCTTGTCAACAACAGGTCTACCTTTGTCATCAAAATAACCTTCGTGTGTAATAGTTGTGTTACTAACACCGTTGTATTGACGCACGTTAGGAGCAATTAATTGTGCAAAGTCGCCGTCGGTAGAAATTATAACATGATCGTCATTGGGATGATTTTGTATCCAGCCTGCAATAAGATCATCTGCTTCGAGAACTGTATTATGCATTACAGTGCAATTGGTCTTGGTGCTAACAAAATCTTTGAACTCGTCAAAGATTTCCCAAAACACTTTATCTTCTTCTGCTTCACGTGGAGTAAGAGCATCACGTGCTTCTTTACGGTTGCGCTTGTAAGGCTCGTAATAATCTTTACGCCAGCTACGTCCTTCTAAACAAAACACCACATGATCACCTTTGAAGTCTTGCCAAGCCTTCTTAATGCTGTTAAGTGTAATATGCATTGCCATGCCTACTTTTGTGTCAATGTCGCCACGAACTACGTGACGAGCACGGAAAAAAGTATTTGCTGTATCAACTAGAATGTATGTTGCCATGTAACTCTTCTTCTATATAGCGTTTCAGTTCATGATCACCGACGTTGTCGGGAATCTCGTTTTTGTAGAATAGGCGATAGCTGTCACTGCCATACTTACCAATTCCATATAATACTGTAGCATCTTTTCCGTCCCATGTCAAGTAATCTTTTGACATTTTCCTTAGCCTATTTTCACGAACATTTACCATGCCCAATGGCTGAATAATTTTCTTTACAGTATCCGGAGTGGTTGTTAAGTAGTGGATTGGTGTAGGACAAACAGCAAATAAAGCAGGAAGAACACGCTTAACCTGCTTGCGATTTGTTTGATTAAGGCAAATCACGCCAACCATGTGTTGCCAAACACTTTTCACTTGCTGTTGGACCATAAGGTCATCACGCATTACGACACCTCACTGCGTCCTTTATCAATAGGAATAACATTTATATATCCTGCTCCTCTACTGGTGTCCATACCTTCTGCTTCTAACATATTATATACTATATCTCTGAACCATCTGTCAACCACTTCTTCTTCAGGATCAGCCGCTTCGCCGTATCCAGCTTCTAATAACTGTGCTATAAAATATTCGTTCCAATCTAATTCAAAAAATCCATTGCGCACATTTTCATCGTTAACTTTGATATCTAAAACATTTACCCAAGGCTCCTTACGGCGTGTCGCATATGCTTTTGGATCCTTCTTTTTAAGCAGTTTCATCTCGTCAGCTTCCACTTTTGCTTTTTCTTCTGCAATACGCTGTTCTTCTGCTTCAATACCTGTAATTTTTTTAAGCCATTGTTTCATAATTGTTTCCTTATCTTTTCATATTGTTCTTCGGTATGAACGCCCTTGGAGTATTTTTTGATTTCGTCATGTTCCCCAGGCATTTCCGAATAAGCTAATATGGAGTCTAGGTGTGAAGCGCCACCCTCTTTCCATGCAGAGGTCTGCAACTTCTTTGACGTTGAGCGTGTATTCTTCCGAACGACCACCGAGCGGCATAAGGTATACAGGGCACTCAACCCCTGCTTCGCGATACGCAGCAACAGCTTTGCTAACTTCGTTAACATCGTCCTTATCAGCAACAACGAACTTAAGATAAAGATCACTGCCATCCACAGTGGAATACTGAAGAGCAACGTCAGGCTTAATAGCATCATCCCAAGACTCGCCTGATACGGAGAGCTTTGGTGAGCAGCTGAAAGTGACTTGAATTCTTCTGTTATGTTCGAGATAATCGAGTAGATCTTTATGTAGCATCTGTGTAGTATTGGTTTCAAATGTAACATTTTTTAAATCTTTCATTTTAGGGTGTTCAAACAACTCAACATAAAGTCGTTGCCAAGCAAGAAGAGGCTCCCCGCCTGTCATAATCAAGTGGATATCTTGACCGTTATCCATAGTCCATTTGCCTTCTGGCAACAAACTAATCAAATGTTCTACAACATCATCAACTTCTGCATTTTTGTTAAAATGCTTAAATTCTGGATAGATACTTGCATACGTATCGCAACCTGTATGAATAATAGGCAAATCCTCAAATTTTTCTGTAGTTTCATGAATGCCTGCATCTAGCAATGCTTTTACTTCAGGATTGTAACGATTGCCTTCTGCATGTTGTTCCCAACGATTCTTATCCTTAGGAAGTCCAAAATTCATGCAACGAAAGTTACAACCAAAAGTGCGTAGGAATACGCTGGGCACTCCTACATATTTACCTTCGCCTTGCACACTATAAAATGCTTCACTATAGCGTAACTTCATTACAGTTCCTCCGCAATACCAAGTAGTTCAGCAACAAGAAAACCACTTGCTAACCAAACTACACTGCCTGTATACAAACATACAGCACATCCTGCTATACGCACGGCACTCTTAACTAAACTAATATAAAAGTGTTTTTTACTTACATCTACTGGTTCTGTCATCTTGGTGCATATCCTTGTTGTAATTTGATATTGTCCATGAATTCTTTTTTAACACCTGGATCGGATCTAAAGCAGCCTTTTAGCACAGTTGTTTGTGTTAGTGAACTATGTGCCATAATGCCTCTATTTTCGCAACATCCGTGTGTTGCTTGGATATAAACGGCAACATCTTCGCTACCTGTAGCGTTCATAATTTCTTTAGCAATATCCATAGCAAGTTCTTCTTGCAGTGTGCCACGTCTAGCACACCATTGTGCAATACGTGTGTATTTGCTAAGTCCAATAAGTGTATCGGCTGCAATGATACCAATGTAGGCTACACCGCTAACCGGCTGATGGTGGTGTGAACAAACACTCTTTAGTTCACTTCGCACAACTAGCATACCATCATATCTATCATTTGTGTGATTAGGAAAGGCTGTAGCATTAGGCCTTTTGTAGTAACGTCCACGCATTAGTTCATGTATATACATTTTTGCCAAACGCTTTGCAGTTTCGTTACTGTTAGGATCGTTTTCAGTGTCAATAATAAGTGTATCTAATACATCTTGAAACTTGTATGTAAGTTCGTTTTGTATTTCTTGCAGTTCCCATTCACTAATATGATCACTAATGTTGTCATTTGCGTAAAATCTTACGCCATTTTTTTGCAATCGTTCGCGGACGATTTCGCTTACTTTTACTTCTTCTGTCATTATATTCTCCGAGTTATTGACGAGGATGTCATAAAAAATGGTATACTCAT